AGAGCTCTGGTGGCACCAACTCCAACCGCGCTTGCGGTAAGGCGTATAAGAAGTTCATCAAGGTTTATGACCTTGAGAAAAAGCGTCTAGTTCGTATTCCAAATCCCAACAAATAGCCTGGACTTTTCTACAACATTCTGTTAGCCTGGTGCTATGACAGAGTGGGAAAAGCTAGACAGGTCGTTGTTCCCCCTTACATCGACCGTTGTGATGGACGAAATTACGGAAGACCTAATTCGACCGTTTGACCATGACTCAGATGGAACAGAGAAGTTCTATCCCTATCTTCTCCCACTCCGTCTCCCCCACAAGAACTTTTCTCTCGGCGTGATTGTCGGAGCATCTGGAACTGGCAAGTCAACACTTCTAAAAAACTTCGGAACTCCTGTAGTCCCAAATTGGGACTCAAATCGCTCCATTGCCTCACACTTTGACAGTCCTGTCGATGCAAGCGAAAGGTTTGCTGCTGCTGGGCTTATGTCTGTTCCAGAGTGGGTGAAGCCTTATCACGTTCTCTCTACTGGTCAAAAGTTTCGAGCTGACCTAGCGCGACAACTTCAAAACAACTGCGTCATTGATGAGTTCACTTCTGTTGTAGACCGAAACGTCGCTAAGGCTGCTTCGACATCTATGTCTCGGTACATTCGACGCAACGACATAAAGAACGTTGTTCTCGCAACCTGCCACCGCGACATCATTGAGTTTTTGGAACCTGATTGGATTATCGACACCGACCGTGGTGAGTGGACTAACGGGAGGTATCTTCAACGACCTGAACTGGTACTCGAAATACATGCTGCCGAAAACAGCGTTTGGGACTACTTCGCTTCATACCACTATCTCTCCGAGAAGCTCAATAAAGCCTCACACAGCTACATGGCTATCTGGGAAGGACAGCTAGTTGGCTTTGTAGCAGCCATGACCTACCCATCTGGAACGGTCAAAAACGCTTGGCGTGAACATCGATTGGTGATTCATCCCGATTATCAGGGTTTCGGAATGGGACCTCGGCTTTCTGAAGTTGTTGCTCAGCATTACATCGACAACGGAAAGAGATATTTCTCAAAGACATCTCACCCACGTTTGGGGGAATATCGGGACAGTTCTCCGTTGTGGAAACCAACGTCTAAAAATCACATGAAAAGAAAAGATGGGCGTGTGGTGAGGGAAAACAGCAGGTGGCAACTCAATCCAAATAGATGGTCTTACTCACACGAGTACATCGGACTTAATGAGTAAGACTCTTAACGTCTAAACTATTTACATGAGTGCCAGCGAAGACGGGCAAGATAAGAAGCCGTCCGAACCAGAGTTCGATGCAGAAGCTTTTGAAGCTGCTGTAGGGACTAGCCCGTTAGATGAAGACGCTGCTCAAATGCATGAAGTCTTCTTATCTCTTATGAAAGCTGGATTTTTAGAACATCAAGCTCTTCGTTTGGTCGCCTATTTAATTGCCGAAGCGCAAGAAGAAGGCCAAATCGTCTTTATGCCAGCGGACGACGACGACGAGGACGATGAAGAGGACGAGGATTAGTTTTGCTTTCCCCAGAAGAAGAAGAGCGGGTAGTAGCCGAAGTTTTTCGGTTATTGATTGAAGAAGAGTGTTTGGTCCTGCTTCGGTACGACGATTCAGGAGAACCTGTATATAGGGTTACAGAAAAATGTAAAAATCTGTTTCCAGAGTTTTACGCAATGCATCAAGCAGACATCAATCAAACTGCTAATGAGCTTTGGCAAATGGGAGTTATTAGCATTAATTTCACCGAAGACTCAGAGTCCATTATGGTGACTCCAGCAAACTACGCAGAGCTTAAAAAGGTTTACAAAGACCTAACAGACGAGCAAATAGATTTCATCAATGCTCTTTCTAAAAACAAAGAAGATTAATTGACTGGTTGTCCGTTGACAATCATCCCCACTTTTCCTGCCAAATAACCTTTAATTATTCTCGGGGTTACATAGGAAAGAATCTCTCTGTATTCACAGGTATGGCATCCACAGTAGGGAAGCTCGCTCTCAGTCTGGAAGTCCCACTCTGGGTCATCCATCGTTGCGTCGAGGGTTTCATGGAGGGTGTCCATGTATAGCTCTAGGCCATTCTGAAGTTCAGAGGCCCACTCTTCATCCTTTATTTCAAAGGAAACAATTTCAGTCATACTTTGATAATACGCATGAACCGTTGATTTGTACAGGTATTGCGTAGTATTATGCCGACAAGTACAAAAAGACGGAGGAATAATGATTTACTCTCGAATGCCTGAGTACGACGTTTATGTTGTCAGGCTCAGCACTGGAAAGCTTGCTTGCTCTCTTTGCAGCTTTGGCGACATGCTCGAAGCGGTGTATCACCCAGAGTCAACTCAGGAGATGCTTGACCACCTAGCAGCGCACGAACGCAAAGGTGACCGAATCCCCCAAACCATCACCCAACAACTTCTGGACGACGACGCCATCAACTTCCCGGCTCAACCGCCTCGGCTTTAAACGGAACGGGACCCCGGAAAATCAAGATTTGTTCTTAACCCAATCGACAACAACCTTCTGCCATTCTCGGAAGATTTTGTCATCTGCGCCGTTTTCCAGCATTCGATTAATCGGAACTTCTTTCTGATACCGAAGCTCTCCACTGTCGGTGTGCCAAATCTCCAGCATTCCTCGGTGCATGTTTTCACCAAGAGGCATCACCTTAAAGGTGTAGAAGTTGGAAATAGTGCTTTCCCAAATTGGCTCGTCCATCTCTTCAGTTTACCCCTAGAACTGTTGTCTGTGCCATGCTCTGCCATCAACGATATCTTTGGCAAAGTAAGGCTGACCTAAGTCATTGGCTGCAAACCAATCCCACCACTTCGCTGGACAGTTGACATAACTGTCATGCCCCAACATTGGAGCAAAGGGGACCCCATAAGCGTGCGCCACAATCGCGGCGTGCATAGAGCCAGCAAGCACAAAGCGTGCCCCCGAGATTGTTTGGATGAACTCAATAATGTCTTCTTTTGTCTCAACAACAGGGCTGAATATCGCATCAGCCTTGAGTTCAAAGATGGAGTCTTGGTTGTAGTCCGACTGGTCTTCGATGTGCCTGACAACAATGGCAAGAGCGTTAGGTGAACCCTTCTCAATCAAACTAGGCAGTTTGTAGGCTGGGTCTCCAGTTACCTCGACAACCACACCGTGATTAGCTAGCTCACCCTGGGTGTATGGCCCGCGAGCGCCGATAAAGTCGCATTCAGCAACTAACTCTGGGTCTAATTCTTCGCCTCTCCAGCCACAGTTAATAAAAACTGGTTTTAGGCCAAGACCAAGTGTCTCTAGAATAACTTGGTTACAGATAACGCTTCCGATAGGGAAGTACATGTGCTCGGAGTCGCTTTCGAGGTCGCGAACAACCGCCTCGGGGAGAATCACTTCCCAGAGAGCGTCCCCAAAGTTTCGGGTTATTCCGTCCAGCTTCCACTCATGCAGCACGCATCAAGATTACTATTTGCGGGGTTTTGTGAGTTTTAAGACTCGGACTTTGATTCTTCGATTTCTTCACGAAGCCATTCGAGGTTTTGGCGGGCCATTCGCAAATTGGCCTCCAAGGACAAAACAACTTCTTCTTGTCGTTTTAGCTCCAGGTGCAAAAACCGCTTGTAGCACTCGTTTGCCATCGGCGTTTTTTCAAGCATGTATTACACATTACTTCTTCTTCCTGCCCTTGATTGGCTTTTCCACAACTGCCTTTCTTTCGGGCAAAGGAGGCTTTGGTTTGCCTTCGTGGCACGAACAGGAGCATTCCCGCACTTCGTTGTTCCAGTCAATATAATGGACTCGGCACCGTTCATCGTTGCCATCCATGCACCACCCAAACTTGCTCATGGAAAAACAGTACCGAAACTGGTACGGTTTTGACATTAGGGACGGAAAGAGAGCCCGGAAAAATGGACTTGACAGCACTCGGCTATGAAGGCGAAGACGCTAACTACTTATTTGACGAACTGAAGCGGTGGGGCGAACCCAAGGTCGGTTTCACTTGCTCCGCTTTCGACCTCCTCCACGCAGGTCATATTTTGATGCTCAAAGAGGCACGGTCGGTGTGTGACTATCTCATTGTTGGTTTGCAGACTGACCCCAGCATCGACAGACCAAAAGAAAAGCGCAAACCAATTCAATCTCTGGTGGAGCGCCAAATCCAACTTGAGGCAGTCAAGTATGTAGACAGAGTTATTGTTTACGAGACTGAAGACGACTTGCTTAATCTCATCAAGACTCTTGATTTTAATGTCCGCATCGTTGGGGAAGAGTACGCAGGAAAGGACTTCACGGGCAAGGAGTACTGCATGGCTCACGACATCGAGATTTATTACAACTCCCGAAAGCACAGTTATTCGACTACAGAGCTGGTTGAAAGAATTTGGTATCGCCAGCCAAGTGCGCGAAAAGATGGCTCTCTTCCAAAAAACCCTCACCAGTAGTGTTACAATAAAAAAGCAAGTCGTGGCCTCTGGGAGGAAATCGGTCTCCAAAACCGATTAGCAGGGTTCAATTCCTTGACGCGGCGCTTAGGCCCTTTACTGTAGAGTCCACAAGACCAACCTGCAGAGCGAAAGTTTGGGACGACCTGAGTAACGCCTTGGGGCAGCGCAGGTGGGAAAGCGAAAGCAAGTACTAGGTCTTCACCCCAAAAAGCTTGACTTTCTGTTTCTTTGAAGTTATTTTTCTTTTTAACAGCAATCCGACGGGAGAGCTGGAGTATGGCGGAATCGCTCCCACTGCCAATGGGGGAGAAACGCACTGTCGGCCCCTAGCGGGGTGGTTAGCGACCGAACGACAGGTCGGCTCAAAGCGGTACTACTGGACCGTTGGCTAGGCCGTGGTGGTAAAAAGCAACCCACCTACTCACCCCTACCCCTCTGTAGTTTCATCTGCAGGGGGGTTTGGTGTTTACGGAGCGTGACCCCGGAAAATCACGTTTTCATATAATGAAAGATATCTTTCGTTTTATGAAAGTATCTTGAGGGATACTATCTTCGTTGGTAGTATTTTTCTATGACGAATGACGGATACAGCCCCAAGTTCGACGTTGACTTTCAACGGGGCAAGGTCGGAGAGAACTCCCACGAAGAGTTTCTTGCCGATGTCTTAGAAGGACTGCACGAGGTAAAGACCGACTACCGAGCAGCCGAGACTGGCAACTTTTATATCGAAACTCGCCAATACAACCGCGACTACGAGATTCTTTCGGGAATCAACATCACGGAGGCAAAGTGGTGGGTGGAGGCATCCCCAACGGGTGACGGGTTCATCATCATTAGAACCGAAGCCCTCAAGGAGTTGATGCGCGAGGTTGACCCCCCTGAAACACGCCAACCAATCCACAACGAAAACACCAACGCCTCCATCGGGAGACTTGTTCGGGTGGATGACGTTCTTCGTCGCCTCAAATTCAAACAATAACGGAACGAGAGCCCGGAAAAATGAAATCTAGAAAAGAATCAAGGCACAGGAGAACCTACTCATGGAGGGGTTACCTTGCCCACCTCATCAGCAAAATTATCCGCCCCTTGGCTGTATTTCAGAGCAGCCTCCTTATGAGTGACGGAAAGGGAGCCCGGAAAAATGACTTTTGACGACATCATTGCTGACCTCAACATCCTGTCCCTGTCCTACCAAACATCAAAAAGGGACAAAGAGGCAGAAGCAATCATCAACGCCATTTGTTACTTGAAGAAGCGCCGAGACCTAGAACGGCTCTATAAAGGGAACGAGACCCCGGAAAATCGCATTTCGAGGGAACACGAGGTCGTTGCCCAAATGCCCACTTTCCCACAAACCCACAAATAGGGGTATAAAGGTGGAAGAGGAAATTCCTCTACTCAGTAGTGCATTTAGGAGCCACGCATGTTGGCTAAGACAGAATCGGGAAGAGACAAACAGACGATAAAGCCGAGAACTTGGACTTACGTTAGATTTGGCGAGAAGAAGCAAACATCTTTCAAACAAGTTGGCTCAGGGAAGCTTTTCTTCAATGTCATCCTTAGGGTCGAGTACCCAGAGCAGGGATGCCCCACCACCCTCAGGGGGAGGTTCGTCAGGTGGCCTAGAACAGCCAAGGCTAACCAAACAGGTCATAACGATGTCAATCCCATCGCTGGACTGACCAGACATCACCACTGGGACCACTTTCTAGAGAACCAGCCCAACATGCCTATAGGTTTCTGGGTCTGGCACGACGGAAGGGCTCCTGTGGTACTGGACGGACGCCAGATAAAGAGTTTTTTGGTCTAAACGCAATAAACGCAACTTCGAGGGGGGACTATTGCGTTTGTTGGGTTTGTAATTGTACGAAAATCGCCCGTAGCGTACAATATCTGAACATTATAAACACGCTCTAAGTTGTACATTCTTGAGTCTAAGTCTGTATACTCTAGAGAGACAAAATCCCAGTAAGGAAGGGGAAACATATGGATATCGACTGGCTTGCGCCCTTTAGGTTCGCTCTAGAAGCGGCTCTGTGGGGTCTTGGAGCTTTGGTCGCGGCATTCGTGATTCTTTTTATCGCTCTGCTGTTCTACGGGATGCTTCGGGCTTTCGCCAATGCATTTCGCGCTGCAAGCGGTAAGGCTAAGGAACCGAAGAAGCCAACTCTTAAAGCAGTTGACTAATGGGAAGCCCATACAGAGAACCTAGGCCCCAGAGTCCAGAGAGGCTTCGACTGAAGTCCATCGACTTTGCTGGTTTTGACCGAGACACTGGTGAACTTATTGTTCAAGTGTCTTTTAACTACGACACTTGGTGCTGTAGTAACTCACACGAGATTATTGATGCCATCTTGGCAGTTTCGGAGACATTCGAGGCTGCTTCGACTATGGCAGAGGAAGAACGACTAAAGAACCTACATAAAGAATACGAGGGCGTATTAGATGAATCTGACCTATAGGTCTGATGTAGAAGTAGAACTCGTCAAGTGCAGTGCCGAAGACATGGATGTCGTCTTCTCCGCTCGGGTTAGCACAGAGGGAGAGCGCACTCGTGACTACGGAGCACTTGAGAACAACGAGCTATCGGAGAAGGACAAAGGTCTCATCAACTTCTTGATGAGGGAGCGCCACGGAACCCCGTTCGAGCACTCTGTCTTTACTTTCTACGTCAAGGCTCCCATTTTTGTCTGGCGGGAGCACATGCGTCATCGAACTGCCTCTTACAACGAAGAGTCTGGTCGCTACCGAGTCCTTGAACCAGAGTTCTATGTACCTGGCCCAGAGCGGAAGCTTGTTCAGGTTGGAAAGCCCGGTGGTTACACGTTTGAAGATGGAACACCTCTTCAGCACGCTGTTGTAACTCGTCATTATCAAATGTCTTGCGAGCACGCTTACAAGAGTTATTTGATGATGTTGGACAACGGAGTTGCTCGTGAAGTCGCTCGCGGTGTTCTTCCCGTGACCATCTACTCGTCGGCTTACGTCACGATGAATGCTCGGGCTTTGATGAACTTTCTTTCTCTGAGAATCAAAGACGACAACTCCACCTACCCCTCCTACCCCCAACGGGAAATCGAGATGGTGGCTGAGAGGTATGAGGAAATCTTTGAGTATCACATGCCAGTGACACACGCTGCATTTCTGAAGAACGGAAGAGTCTGCCCATGAGTAAGAAGAAAGTTAAGGAAGCAGAAGAGGAAAAGCGTCTTTCTGAGTATTGGACACATCTACACGGATTCAATGAGGGTTACCAAAAAGCAATTCTTGACATGTCGTGGGAGTGCTTTGACTGTGGTAACACATACGAACCTTCTGTAGATGCGTGTCCCAACGAACTACTTGACCAAGCTAATGCAAGTGTTCGTTATTCGAACTACCACAAGGAAAATGATGTCTGAGGGTATTGCTTATTGCTATGCGCGAGTATCCACACAGATGCAGGTGGAAGATGGAATTAGCCTTGGCGCACAGGAGAAGCAACTTATCGCTGCAGCTGAAGCGGCTGGGTATGAGGCAGTTATTCTCCGTGAGGAAGGTCGCTCTGGTAAAAGCATTACAGGTAGACCAGTTCTGACAAAAGCACTTTCTGATTTGGATGAGGGAAGAGCGCAAGCACTTTATGTAACTCGTCTTGACCGACTTGCCCGTTCTACCCGCGACTTTCTTAGCATTGTGGACCGCTCACATAAGAACGGATGGCGTCTTGCTATGCTCGACCTCGGTCTGGACACAGCCACCTATCAGGGAAGATTTGTTGTGACTGTTATGTCTGCGATGGCAGAAATGGAGCGAGGAATGATTTCTCTGCGCCAAAAGGATGTCCACAAAGACCGAAGGGACAACGGAAAGGTTTGGGGTGTGGATATCGGCCCCAAGTCAAAGGTTGAAGACGATACAAAAGCAAAAATTGCGACTATGAGAGACGCTGGCGTGTCACTTCGAAATATCGCTGAGACTTTGAATTCCGAAGGAATTCCCACTGTTCACGGGGGTAAACGCTGGTATGCGTCTACTGTTTCTAGCGTTTTGTCAGGTATAGAAAGAGAGAAAATCAAATCGTCAAGCTCTGACTGATTTATACTTTCGGCTAGGAAATAAAACTCCTACCGCTGGAACTCCAAAGACAAGTCAGGAGGTTCGTAAATCGGAAGTCTGATTTAGGACTCTAATGGCAGTGCGTCTTAGGAGGTGGTCCAGAGAGCTGCATCCAGAGACTGACCCGCAATCAGTCGTTGATGGTGAGGCAACCGTGGCAGCAGCAGCGGTTTATCTAAAAAGAAATGACGAGGAACGACTATGGAAGTTATTAGACAGCTAGTACTGGCTCTGGGAGTTTTTGCCGTTGTCGTACTGACCCTTCTGGGAGCGGGGGTTTTAACCTTTATGTCTTTAATGTCTCTTTTTGCTCGTATTGAGGCTGAAGCAGAAGCAAAAGAAGACAACTGGCTTGTTGAGCAAGAGGAAAGCATCGAAGTCTGGGATTTCAAGGACTAAAAGTCAGGGAAATAAATTTAGGGCCAAACTTGGCTTTTCTAGCTTTTCATGCTATCTTTTATACCTAGGGACATGCGGTGGTAACGACAATAATGGAGAGATACATGAGCCGAGAGCTCGTAGAAGAATATGCAGCCAAGATTGAGCCAATCTTGCCTTTGGCAAAGAAGGCTTATGGACGGCGCAACCAAGACACAGCAGAGCACAAGGCAAGCCAGCAATACACCGAACTTCTGAAGGAATTTCAGAACAGAGGAGGAAGCCTTCCTTTGCTCGCCAAGCGAATTAATGTCGCTTACGCAGGAGTCCGTCGTCGTGTTGCAATGAGCAACATCGCCGTCTCCGATGTCAAGCCAAAGATTCGACTTAAGGAACAAAACATCGAGGCAGCTGCGGAACGAGTACGCTCTGCCAAGGAGAAGGGCACAAACGAGTATCACGACCAACTTAGGTCTGAATACATGTCTGGTATTTCTCTTTCGAACCTCGCTAAGTTCATGGGACTTAGTTCGGCTGCTCCGCTCTATTATGGTGTGCAGAGGAGTCTTCAGAGACACACCAACTAAAGGCGGTTTTTATGGGTAAGAGTTTGATGGAGCAGATTGCTCTCTTGCCCGAAGAAGAACGTCAGGCTGTATTAGCCGACATTGATATGGACACGCTTGTTTGGGACTGGTCTTCTTGGGCCCGTCCCGAACAACGTCCACCTGATGGAACCGACTGGTCTATCTGGCTTTATCTTGCTGGTCGTGGTTCTGGCAAAACAAGAAGTGCTGCTGAGTGGGTTAGAGAGAAAGCAAAAGACACTTCCCAAGGTCAACTTCGCTTTGCTTTAGTGGCTCGTACTGCCGCTGACGTTCGTGACGTTATTGTTGAAGGTGAGTCGGGGATTATGAATGTCTCCCCACCCTCCGAGAAACCACACTATGAGCCATCAAAGCGCCGTCTGACTTGGCCCAACGGAAACACGGCAACCCTTTTTACTGCTGACGAACCCGATGGTCTTCGTGGTCCTCAGTGTCATTACGCATGGGCTGACGAGCTTGCTGCTTGGCGTCAAACTCCCGATGCTGCAGGTATGACATCTTGGGACAACTTGCGAGTTGCTTGTCGTTTGGGCTCACATCCACAAATTATTGCGACCACGACACCAAAACGAGTTCCAATTCTTTATCAACTTATTGAAGAAGCAAAATCAGGTCGTGTTGTTATATCTAAAGGTTCGACACTTGACAACGCTGGAAACTTGTCCGAGGCGTATCTCCAAGCAATCACTGGTGTGTATCAGGGAACAAGACTTGCTGCTCAAGAACTTTACGGTGAGATGCTTGACGACGTTGAGGGCGCTCTCTGGACTATTGAAATGATTGAAAAGGCTCGACAAGGAGCTCTTCCCCCATCTGCCCCACTTCGTTGTATCGGAGTTGACCCCTCAGTTGCAGAGAACCCACGAGACGAGTGCGGAATTGTGGTTTGTGCTTCCACAGCAGACCGAGACCTTTACAAGAGACACGCTTGGGTTCTTGAAGACGCAACCATTCACGGCTCACCAGAAGTGTGGGCTAACAAAGTTGTTGAGATGGCTAGACGTTGGGGAGCTCCAGTTATTGCTGAAGTAAACCAAGGTGGCGCACTTGTTCGTAACGCCATCAATGCGATTGACCCAGCTATCAAAGTTTTAGAAGTTCATTCAAAACATGGCAAGGCTCTTCGAGCAGAACCAGTTGTTCTTGCCTATGAGCAAGAGCGAGTACACCACATTGGTTATCTGCCAGACCTTGAGTCTCAGATGACAGCATGGATTCCAGGAGAAACAAAGAACTCGCCAGACCGAGTAGATGCTCTGGTTCACGCAATGACTGCATTGCTAATCAAACCACCAGCAGGGTTTGTAGGTGGTCGTCTTACCGCTAAATCGCCAGCAGCTAGAAGGCTTCCTAACCCAAGAAACTTTGGTGGAGGCGGAAGAGTGTTTACTCCTCGCTAACGTGCAATTCTGGTGACAACACTCCAGTCAACGTCCGTAGGAGTTGACAATACTCTCGGTATCAACAGCATGTCTTTGACGACAGCCTTTGAACCAAGACCTTCTACTTCCAAACTTCTATCAACAAGTTTTCTGTGGAAAGCAATCTGAGTCATAGCCTTCTCGCCTCTATCTTCTGACCATCGTCTGTAGACACCATAGAGAGATTTGACTGGTGTTTCTGAGCCTTTAGAGACCTCAGTTTCTTCATCCAAGAAGATTCCGATACGGTCTTCGTTCTTTCGATAGACATCTGCGGCTTCTGAAACCTTTGTGCACCAACCAAGAGGGTCTCTCTCGTTGCTGTTAAGAATCTTCATCGCTCCTTCAACAGCCCAAGCAAGAACGGCTGGGAGTGCACCTTCTGGGTCAAAGATATATTCCTTCAACTCTGGGTCTGGTGTTGTTGGAACACGGAGGAACGGAATAGGACGAATACGACGCCACATTGCATCGTCGGTGATGATGGGTCGGTGGTTAGTTGAAATCCAAAGCTTTGCTTGAGATGCAAAAGTAAATGGCTTCTCACCGGGAGAACGTGCAGAAATTTCAGAAGAACCAGTCAACTTCTTTACAGCGTTTTCTTTTACTCGCTCAGTTTCTGGAAGTTCGTCAACCCAAACAACACGACGACCACGAAGCTCTGCCCAGTGATAAAGGTCAGTGCTGCTTGAGGTTCCATCCCCTTGAGCAAGAATGCTTGAGTCAAGAGGCCACGCATACTGCTGAGTTCCAAGGCACTTGACTAAAGCCTCAACAAACGTGTTCTTACCAGAACCAGCAGGTCCGTATACCAAGAAGAGAATGTCGTACTTTGAAGAACCAGTTAGTGAATAGCCAGCAGCCCTTTGCAGCCAGTTTTTGTATTCAACGTCTCCACCAGTTGCAAAGTCAAGAAACTCATCCCACTTCTTGTTGGTGTGACCAGCTGTGTATGTAACTGGTGCACGACGAGTGATGTAGAGGTCTGGTCTTCCCTTGAGCAACTCTCCAGTTTTCAAGTCAATTACACCATTGAGAACACCGAGAAGGTTTTCGTCGTTGTCCCACTTATCAACCGCGACTTCTACACGAGGGTCTGACTTTGCGCTTTCGATAGCGCCACGAAGACGAGAATTAGAACGAGAAGAGTGAGCCCAAGAAATCACATCGCTTTGTTGTGATTCTGGATAGCTACTCACATCGGAAGAGATGATTGGTGGAATTCTCTTTGTAAGTTCCTGTACTTCCAAATCTTCGCGGTCTGGTTTCCAGTAACCCTCTTTCCACACAAACCAACCAAGACCAGTTGTGTATCGGATACCAGCACCAAAAACATCTACAAGACGACGACCGTTACCAGTATCAGAAAGCGAACGCCTTCTCTGGTCTCCACCATCCTGTGGGTCTAGCGCGTCTGGGTCTTTTGGAATGTCCATGTTGGAGATGGACGCTGCCTTGTCGATTGAGTCACCATCTTCGATGGATGCAAGAACAGCTTCTCTACCCCAAGCAGGAAGAGCACCTTGCCCTTGTGTTGGAGCAACAACTCCAGTAAAAGCTTTTGGTTGGGTAGATTGAGTGTTTTCCGTAAGACGCTTTCCCTGCTTCTTCATCCACTCAGCAGTTTCTGGACTCATCAATCCAATTTTCGGATTACCAGCAACAAAGTCAATAGCACGGTGAACGTGCATAAGAAGCCCACCTGGTCCTTCAAGTTCAAGTGGTGGACGAACTTTTTCAGCATTGAAACGAATCATCATTGTTTCAATCATTTGACGAGACACATCGTCGGTGCCGTACTTGTTCGCCAGAGAGCAAGCAGCTTTGTAAATGTCTACAGCACGAGAGCCTTCATCAATACCCTCTTCAAAAATTTTGCTGACATCAACTGTTGGTTCAGACTCAAGCCAATCCCAAGTTCCGTCACCAAGAGAGTAGTTGCTTCTCTTCGCTCGCTTACGCAAAGCAGCAAGAAGTTCTTCAGGAGCTTGAGCAATTTCAATGTTCCACGGTTCTTTACCCAGAACCCATTCGTAGTCAACACCAGAGAAGTGCTTGCTTGGGGCAGTCAGCACATATCCGTTGTGTTTGATGTCTATGCCCTTAAGGCCCATCTTGGAAAGATTGCCAACTAAACCTTCTGAGTCATCGCATCGGTAGAAGATGTGACGACCGCGAAGTGCTTTGCCGTTGTCAGATGTGTAAGTGCCAGTGATTGCTTCGATAGTGGGAGGCAGTGCGCCTTCAACCAACTCTTCAAACTTTGCAAAAGATTCTGGACCACCAGAACGAGGGTCAATGTCGATTACAAAAAACCCAGACTTAGAACAGTGGACACCAACGTTGTACGCTGGGTTATCCCGCCACCACTTTGTAATAACCTCTATGTCGTTTGTGGATTGAATGTTCCACTCGTTGAGGGCGGGGTGCTTGCCAACTTCTTTAGGTTCACCATGTGGCCTGTTGCATGTACAACGACCGCCAACAATTCCGTGGCACGGGAGGACACTCCAACCAAGACTTGAGTAGAAGGCAGCAGCTTTAGCCAGTCTACTTGTCTCGTCGTTGGTCATTGTCCCTCCAAAATTCTAGAAAACCAAAGTTACATCGTTTTATGGGGTCGGTCAAGAGCCCTTCGACGTTTTATGCTGGTGATAGAAAAAATATACACCTATCTACCACTTCTGTTGAAAGACTAGCCGAACCTAGTTTGTTATAAACTAGACCCATCTATCCGTAGAGACAACCAAGCAACTAAAGATTCAGGAGTTGGTTATGTCTCTGAGCGTCAACGGGGCAAGTGTACTACTTGCAGCGACTAACTGGTGGGAACCAGGTACCCCCGGCCTTTTGGACGTTGGCGATGTCTCAGCAATCCTCGGCTTTCTTATCGCCTTGACAGGAGCTACCTACGGACTTACTAAGTGGTGGATGAAGCTCATGCGAAAAATGATGCGGGAAGAGATTGAGATTGCAACTGAGCCAATCCAACCCCACGCCAACGGAGGTTTAAGTCTGGCAGATGTTGCCAGAAGGACTCAGGTTCTAGAGACAGAGATGTGCTCTCTCAACAAGAAAACAGACAAACTTCAGAAGACCGTTAGTGAGTCGAACGAGCTTCTCATCCGATTCCTCAACGAAACGACGGGCTCGACGGAAATACACGAAACCATGGCTTCACCCTCTCGAAGAGGCCGTTCTAAGAAATAATAACTTGGTTGGAAGGTTTTATACCTTTTCTTGATAAGTTTTCGGGCACTTTTTTGGCGACACGCCCAACGCTATAAACCCTCAGGTATCCCCCACACCCGCACATCTAAGTGCTAATCTTGCTAATGAGGTAGCAGAAAACCTTGCTTGCAAGGTCTCTACTAACTTAGGTTATAGGGAACTGGAGGGAACTATGAGCCTAGCAGAGAAGCTAACGCAAACGAAAAGAAGTGAGCCGGGGCTCCCTTGCGGAATAGCAAAGGTGTTGTCAGTTTTGCAGGGAGACGATAGGGAGGCTCTTGAATTAGTCCTCTCTTCAGCGCCAAAAACAGGAGTTGTATCAAACAGGCAGCTTCACGAAATTTTACTGAGTGAGGGGCATGACATCGCGTACTCCTCAGTCGCCCTGCACAGGAGAAAACAGTGCAGATGTTTTGTTGGAAAAAACAGTGACATACGACAAGAAATAATCCGCAAGGAGCCGTAATGTCAGAACTAACAGACCGTTTGGCAGCTTTGATTTCCCCAGGGCCTAGCGGTTCTGATGTTAAATCAATGAATATCCCAGAATCGTGGAGACCTCGTTTGGAGGTTGATAGCGATGGAGGGTTTTTAGTTTCAACCCCACGCCCAGCAGGAGAAATTCCTGATGGCGAAGATTTGATGAAGGAATTTGATTTAGACCCGCTTTCTTGGTCTATTACATCTTTGCGTAAATCACGATGGCAAAATCACGCTGGGGAGTGGTTAGAAGCATTTCGAGCCACACTAAAACCTCTAGAAAATCATGCCCAGACTAGAGATTTTGATTTAGAACAACTTTTGGAAGAAGTTTCCAAATGGCGACCAACCAAGTCTCAGAAAAAAGAGACTGGAGAGCTCGCTTTTGTCTTTGCACCCAGTGACCAGCAGATTGGTAAAAAGCAGGGAGATTCTGGGACTCAAGATACGGTCGAAAGACTTTTAGACATTACGGGACAAGCAGTAGAGCGCCTAAAAGAGCTGCGAAAAATTGGTAGAAGTATTGGGACGGTCGTTATTGCTCTGCCGGGTGACCATGTAGAAGGAAACGTTTCTCAAAACGGAAAACTGCAGGGTCTTGCGGCTTCAGACCTAGGTCTAACTGAGCAAACACGAGTGGCTCGAAGGCTTCTTCTTGCCCAAATTAAAGCATTTGCTCCGATTTGTGACCGAATAATCGTTCCCGTAGTCAATGGAAACCATGATGAGGTTACTAGGCAGGTTTCTGCAGACCCAGCTGACGGCTGGAATGTTGAAATTGCTAGTGCAGTTCAAGACGCTTGTGCTGAGAATGAAAATCTTGGTCATGTTGAGTTTAGATTCCCCGAAAAGTCCCACCAAACACTTGCTCTAGATGTTTGTGGAACCATGCTTGGCCTTTTCCATGGTCATCAAACGGGAACAAATGTTTTGAAATACCTACAAGAACAATCTGCTGGTCAGACTGCTCTTGGGATGTGTGATGTGTGGCTTTCGGGGCACTATCACTCTTACAAATGCATGGACATCGGTCCTAGGTTTTGGGCTCAAGCACCTACGACTGACCCCGGCAGCGCGTGGTATCGAGACAGGCACGGATTGGAGTCTCCACCCGGTGTCCTAACAATGGTTATAGGTGGTGATTACAATCCAAGGCGGGACATCAGCATCCTGTCAGGAACACGGGCCTCGTAAATTTCTAAGTAGCCCTCCTGAATACGGCGTAGAATATAAACGGTTCCGAAGGCTGTTGCCTGTGCAGTCTTCATATAAACGCCACTTAGACTTGGAGTGCCGCCGATGAGTTTTTCTCCTGACGTAAACACAAGAGATGTTGTTGGTCAGTATCTTAAGAGTAGTGGCGCACCCGCTAGCGGAACCATTACATTCACCCCCTCAAGTCGAATTGAGGATGCAAACGACGCCACTGTAGTTGCCAGTCCAATTGTAAAAACTTTGGACGCAAATGGCGAATTCACAGCAACCCTTCCTTGTACAGATGATTTAGACCTAAGCCCTAGAGGCTGGTACTGGACTGCAAAAGTTCGTATTGCTGGTCGCAGAAATATCGAATTCCGTTTCTATCTCCCTCAGGGTGACGGTAGTGACGTTGACATCACAAAGCTTGACACTGTAGACAGAATCACCACCTCCCCAGCAGGCACTGATGTTCTTCGTGGTCCAGTCGGACCCCAAGGTGCAACAGGTCCAACTGGTGCAGGTGCAACAGGTCCAACAGGACCAACAGGCCCATCAGGCGGACCCACAGGCGCAACAGGTCCTACTGGTGCAACAGGTGACACTGGCCCCACAGGCGCAGCGGGTACTTCTGTCACCATTCTCGGCTCTCTGGCTGACCCAAGTGAGTTGCCAGGAGCTGGAAGCCCAGGCGACGGTTATCTCATTGACGGTGACTTGTATGTCTGGGACGACGTAAACACCGAATGGGACAACGTAGGAACAATTGAAGGACCTACAGGCCCAACGGGTGCAACAGGAGCAACAGGCGTTGCTGGTGCAGATGGAACAGATGGTGCAGATGGAGCCACAGGCCCAACGGGTGCTACAGGTGCCCAAGGAGATACAGGACCAACTGGACCTACAGGAGCCGCAGGTGCAGACGGTGCTGACGGAGCAGATGGTGCAACAGGCCCTCAGGGTGAAGTTGGAGCAACTGGTGCCACAGGAGCAATCGGTGCAACTGGAGCGACTGGAGCAACAGGCGAAACAGGTGCAACTGGTCCACAAGGAATTCAAGGTCCGACTGGTGCCGCTGGTGCAGATGGTGCAGATGGCGCTGTAGGCGCAACAGGTGCTACTGGTGCTACTGGCGCAACTGGCGCTCAAGGTATTCAAGGACCCACAGGTGCTACAGGTGCAACTGGCGCGACAGGTGCATCCATTACAGGTGCTACAGGTGCAACTGGTGCTCTTGGCCCAACAGGTCCTACTGGCGCACAAGGAAATCTAGGACCAACTGGTCCCACTGGTGCCGCTGGAGCCACAGGTTCTCAAGGTGTCACTGGTCCAACAGGTGCCACAGGTGCGACAGGTGCTCAGGGTACTGGCGTCACAATTCTCGGTTCTTTCCCCGATGCCAGCTTCCTCCCAAGTAGTGGTGACGCTGGGGACGCTTATCTCGTTAACGGTGACCTCTACGTCTGGGACCTCATCAATGTTGGATGGGACAACGTTGGAAATATCCAAGGCCCAACAGGTGCAGTGGGTGCAACAGGTTCTACAGGTGCTACAGGACCTGCGGGTGCTACGGGCGCGACAGGCGCAACTGGTGCACAAGGACCTACAGGTGCAACAGGTGCCGATTCAACAGTTGCTGGTCCGACTGGTGCAACAGGCCCAACGGGTGCCACGGGTGCAACAGGCGCTGCAGGTGCGGATAGCACAGTTACTGGTCCTACTGGTGCAACAGGTGCTCAAGGAGCAACAGGTGCAACTGGTGCTACTGGAGCAACAGGCAATACAGGAGCCACAGGTCCAACTGGTGCTGTCGGCGCAACGGGTGCTACAGGAGCAACGGGTGCAACGGGTGCCACAGGTGCAACTGGCCCACAAGGAAACTTCGGTGGCGCAAGTTTTGATTACACATTTAGCAATTTAGTTGCAGACTCTGACCCAGGTAGCGGAAAACTTAGATTTAATAATTCATCGCTTCCATTAGCGACATTTATGTTTATTGATGACGAGGCAGATGGTGCCATCGACATCCAGCAGTTTCTTCGGACGATTGACGATTCAACAAGCCCGCTGAAGGGACACGTTCGTGTTAGCAATAAAACTAACTCCAACGACTTTGCGATTTTTGCGATTACGGGTTCAATCACAGAAGCATCTGGTTATTTCAAGGTTCCAGTTTCTTATGTAAGTGGTCTTGCTTCAGAGTTTTCTGACAACGAAGATGTCATCACAACTTTTGCTCGTACAGGTGATGTAGGTCCTCAGGGTGTTAAGGGTGACACTGGTGATACTGGCCCTACAGGACCAACTGGTGCAACTGGTCCAGCAGTAACAGGCCCAACAGGTGCAGCATCAACCGTTCCAGGACCTACAGGTCCTACAGGTGCAACTGGTGCAGGTGCCACAGGTCCTCAAGGAGATACTGGCCCTACTGGTCCTCAAGGTGCGTTAGGCCCCACAGGTCCAACTGGTGCTACTGGTGCCGATAGCACAGTAGAAGGTCCAACTGGTCCGACTGGTGCTACTGGTCCTCAAGGTAACCTCGGTAACACTGGTCCTACTGGTGCAACTGGTGCTCAAGGCGAGATTGGACCTACAGGTGCTCAGGGTGAGCAGGGTGTAACTGGTCCTACAGGCGCAACTGGTGCACAGGGTGAAGTTGGCCCAACAGGCGTTCAAGGAATTCAAGGTGAGACTGGTCCTACTGGTGCACAGGGTGAGGTTGGCCCTACTGGTGCAACTGGCGCACAAGGTGAGCAAGGTGTAACTGGTCCTACTGGTGCAACTGGTGCACAAGGTATTCAGGGTGAACAAGGTGTAACTGGACCAACTGGCTCCACAGGCCCAACTGGTGCACAGGGTATTCAGGGTGAGCAAGGCACTGGTGTAACCATCCTTGGAAGTTTTAATGACCCAAGCGAACTACCAGTTGAAGGAAATCTAGGTGATGGTTACCTAATTGGTGGTGACCTTTACGTCTGGGACGAAGTTGGTCAGACATGGAACAACGTTGGAAATATTCAAGGTCCAACTGGTCCCACTGGCCCAACTGGTGCAACGGGCTCTACAGGTCCAACTGGTTCACAAGGTGAGCTAGGTAATTTTGCAATTGCTGATACAACACCTCCGACATCACCTGACAACGGAGACGCTTGGTTCAACAGCAATACAGGAAAAGTTTACGTTTACTACGACGGTTTTTGGGTCGAGACTGGTGCTGCTCCAATCGGTCCTACAGGACCAACGGGACCACAAGGAGCAGACTCAACAGTTACTGGTCCGACAGGTGCAACGGGTGCTACTGGCCCAACTGGTTATCGAGGAATTACAGGTGCAACAGGACCTACAGGACCGACTGGTCCCACAGGAGCTGATTCTCAAGTAACAGGACCTACTGGCTCTACTGGTCCCACAGGACCGCAAGGTGAACAGGGAATTCAGGGTATCCAAGGCGAAACAGGACCTACTGGTCCTACAGGACCGACTGGTCCTACAGGAGCTGATTCTCAAGTAACAGGACCTACTGGTGCTGATGGACAGTTCATTCCAGCTTTTGGTTCTCCGCCAGAAAATCCAGTCCCAGGTCAAACATGGTTTGATACAGAAAATGGTGCTGTATTCGTCTACTATGACGACTTCTGGGTAGAAGTTGGTACAACAGAGTTTGGTGGAGCAACAGGTCCAACTGGTTCGCAGGGTGAGATTGGTCCGACAGGACCCACTGGTGCTACAGGAGATACTGGCCCCACAGGGCCAACAGGTTCGACTGGTGCTACAGGCCCAATCGTCACTGGTCCTACTGGTCCTCAAGGTGTTGGTTCTCAAGCAAAGGGCTACTACAACACTTACGCAGAGTTCATTGCTGATGCTGGTGCAACACCAGGAGAAGTTGGCGACTTCTACGTTATTTACGAAGAAGACACCATTTATATCTACACAGCAGAGAACGGTTGGATTGAGGCTGGTGCTCTTATTGGTCCAACAGGCCCTACTGGTTCTACGGGACCAACAGGTCCGACTGGACCTACTGGCCCAACAGGTTCTACAGGTCCGACTGGTCCGCAAGGAACATCAATCAATGTTCGCGGAAGCGTAACAACAGCAGCAAACCTCCCACTTGAAGGCAACTTAGTCAACGATGCATACATTGTTGATGACAACGGTGACTTGTACATCTGGGATGGACTCAACTGGAACACTGTTGGTCAAATCGTCGGTCCTACTGGACCTATTGGCGCAACTGGTCCATCTGTAACTGGCCCAACTGGTCCTACAGGTGCTGACAGCATAGTTCCGGGTCCTACTGGTCCTCAAGGTCCTACTGGTCCTCGTGGTGGTGTTATTTACTACTTGACCTCAACAGGGGACAGCGGGGTTTATCAAGTTTCTGGTCTTGTTGGAAACAACCCAACGCTTACCGCTGTTCGTGGCGAGAGAATGTACTTTGACGCAAGCAATGTTCAGTTCACGAACTCTGTTGCTCTTCGTCTTTCTTCAGGAAACACAGCCACTGTTCCAGGAACAACAAACAACTCAACTGTTTCTGGTAGGAACACAACAAGTCCAGACCCAGTAATTGTTTGGGAAGTTCCTCTGGATGCTCCTCTACAAATTATTTATCAAGACGTAACTGACCCAAGCATTGCTGGTGTCATTGATGTTGTAGACAAGATTGGTCCTACGGGTGCTACGGGTGCTACTGGTCCATCTGGAACGGCTTCGTTCTTTAGCTATACCCCAGTTGTTGAGTCCGTGGGATTGGCCTACACAGGTTCTATTGCAACTGGTAGTTATGCAAAAATTGGACGCGCAGTAACCTTCAGAGCAAAGATTTCTTTTGCAACTGTAAGCAACTTTGGTTCAAGCCCATACACAGTAACTCTTCCTGTTTTGCCAGAATCAGATGTTTCAGTATCTTTTGTTGGAACTCTAGAAACTGCAACAGACGACTACAAAGTTGTCGGATTTGCTACAGCAGAAGGTTCGGCAATTCTTGACTTGTTCTACCTTGGAACAAATGGAGTGTATGAACCACTAACAGCGACAGCTCCAGTGACTCTGGCTACTTCCAGTAAAATCACCATCAATGGCTCTTACATTGGGAACGAGTAGGTAGAACATGGCAATTATTGATTTTCCAAGTAACCCAGATTTGGGTGATACCTACTCAAATGGAATTAACGTTTATGAGTGGGATGGGCAAGCATGGCGTCTTGTTCGAACAAGCGCAGTTGGGCCCACTGGACCAATTGGTCCTACAGGCCCAGCATCTACGGAAGCTGGACCGACTGGACCTACTGGCCCAGCAGGACCTACGGGTGCTGACAGTGATGTTGTTGGTCCAACTGGACCTACTGGTCCAACAGGAAGTTTTCAAATCCAACCTTGGACTAATTACACACCACTCTGGACTGCCACAACTACAAATCCAGTTTTAGGAAACGGAACACTAACTGGTAGATACATGAACGTTGGTGCAACTATTTTCGGTGAAATTAGATTGGTTGCTGGAACTACTGGTTTTTTTAGAGGCGAAGGAACATACAGACTAAGCCTTCCAACTGCTGGAGTTGTTGAGAATTTTCAACCAGTTGGTCAAGTGGTGATGCGTGACGAGGGTCCAGGTGTTAACTACTTTGGAACTGCAATTTTCAATGGAGGAATAACAGACTCAATTGAACTGTACATGCACTCTCAGGTCGCTCAGTTTGACGAGGGTGTAGCCGTAACTCACACAACTCCATTCTTGTTCGGTTCCAACGACAAAATCTTGATTCAGTTCACTTACGAGTCGGAATTGAGCTAGGGGTAAATAATGGCAGCGATTGATTTTCCTAATAGCCCGAGCGTAAACGACACATTTACGTCTGGTCTTCAAACTTGGGTTTGGACTGGGGTTGCTTGGGAACTTGTTATCTCACCAGTTGTGGGTCCTACTGGACCAACTGGTCCTTCTGGTGCTGCCTCAAACGTAACTGGTCCTACTGGTGCAACTGGCGCATTCATTGTTGAAGCATCAACACCGCCAACAGGACCAGGCATTGATGTTGGTGACTCTTGGTTCAACTCAGAGACTGGAAAAATTTACGTCTACTATGACGGTTACTGGGTAGAAACAGCTTCTAGTCAGGTCGGTTCAGAAGGACCTACGGGTCCAACTGGTGCTACTGGCCCAGAGGGTCCTGCATCAACAATTACTGGACCAACTGGTCCGACTGGTGCTACTGGTCCACAAGGAAACACAGGTCCGACTGGTGCAAATGGTTTAGATATCACAGGCCCAACAGGTCCTTACGGGCCAACAGGTGCACAAGGCGCAACAGGTGCAACAGGAGAGCGCGGTCCTATTGGACAAACTGGTCCTACTGGTGCAACTGGCGATATTGGCCCAACTGGTCCAGACGGATTACTAGGACCAACTGGCCCGCAAGGTGCCGCTGGTCCAACAGGTCCTAGAGGCTTCGTGGGTGCAACTGGTCCACAAGGTGCAACAGGTGCAACAGGACCTTCAGTTACTGGTGCAACAGGAGCGACAGGTCCTACAGGACCTTCGGGTGGTCCGACAGGACCGACTGGAGCTACTGGTGGAACGGGCCCAACTGGTCCAACTGGAGACGCAGGTCTTCGTGGTGCAACTGGTGCAACTGGTGCAACTGGTGCTGCTTCGACAATTCCGGGTCCCACTGGTCCTCAGGGTCCTACTGGACCAACAGGTGCGGATAGCACGGTTGCAGGACCAACTGGACCTACTGGACCAGCAGTAACTGGACCAACAGGACCTACTGGTGTAACTGGAGCAAGTTTTGCTGGAATTACTTCTCTCAGCAACTTAACTATTTCTTCTAGTGGAACAGTCAACTTTATTGTTAATCAAGTAGGAGCATTTGCTTTAGGTACAAGAACAAGGTTGGCTAGTCAGCTTGTCCCCACCAACTGGATGGAGGGAACTCTAACCAACATTGCTGGTACTTCATTCACCGTGACTCTTGATGGTGCTAATGGTGTAGGAAACACATACAGTTCATGGAATGTTGTAGTCGGCGGTGGTACCAGAGGAGCAACTGGCCCCACTGGACCTCAAGGGACAGCCATCCAACTTAAGGGAAGTGTTGGTACAGCCTCACAACTTCCAACAAGCGGGAACGTTACAAATGACGCATACATCGTCAATGACGAAGGCGATTTGTATGTGTGGAATGGCGTTGTTTGGAACAACGTTGGTCAGATTGTTGGTCCAACAGGTCCTCAGGGTATTCAAGGACCTACAGGTGCATCTGGTTTAGATGGTCAAGATGGAGCAACAGGTCCAACTGGTGCTGCTTCAACTGTTCCCGGTCCAACTGGGCCCACAGGTCCAGCAGTTACTGGTCCGCAAGGAGATACTGGCCCTACTGGTCCAGCAAACTTTGAGCTTGTCGGTCCCCAGTATCTGAACTCTGTAACTCTTTCAGAAGCAGATGTTGCTTCAATCGTAAAAATGAACAGTTCTGCTGCAATGACACTTACGGTTCCGTTGGATGGAGCTGGTGGATATACATTCCCAACTGGTACGCAAATTGTTGTCGTACAGCTAGGTGTTGGTCAGGTTACTGTCGTTGGAGCTGCTGGGGTTAGTGTTCTTTCAGAAGGTTCAAGAATTATTACTAAAGCTCGATACGCAATTGCTTCTTTGATTAAGCTTGGACCTAATTCTTGGCTACTCAGTGGAAATTTGACGGTATAAAAATGTTAATTTCCTCCCATGCCATTCACGCAACTTTAGAAGCAGAGTTTATTGCTGCTGGCTGGCAACTTGCTTCATCTCCTTTTGGTACGACCAATGTAAATGCGTTGGCCTCCAATGAGTTAGGCCAGTTTGTTGCTGTTGGTAGTTCTGGGAAAATTGGTGTTTCGGTAGACGTTGGCTCTTCTTGGTCACTACAAACTTCGCCGTTTGCAGAAAGCAATATTTACGCCGTTGGATATGGAGACGGTATCTATGTTGCTGGAGGAAGTTCAGGAAAGCTTGCCACATCAACTGACGGAATTAATTGGACCCTCAGAACCTCTTCTTTCGGAGCCAGCGCAATTCTTTCTGTTACTTGGTCACCTTTGGCTGACCAGTGGGTTGCAGTGGGGGCATCAGGAAAACTTGCCACATCAATAGACGGAATTGAGTGGACCCAAAGGACTTCATCTTTCGGTGTCACATTCATAAATACCGTTTACTCATCCCCAAACCTTTTGGTCGCTGCTGGTTATGACGGAAAGCTAGCAACATCTACAAATGGAGTGAATTGGACTCAAAGAAGCTCTTCGTTTGTTTCTAGTATCATCTATGATGTTGTTTCCGACTACACAGGGTCTACATATCTAGCAGTTGGAGACTCAGGAAAAATTGCCATTTCTTATGATGGAATTTCTTGGTCTCAGACATTCCCAACCAGCACTTTCGGCTCTTCAACTGTGAAAGCCGTTGATTTCAATGGTGGTGGTTATCTAGCTGGTGGTTCTGCTGGAAAGCTTGCAACATCAAACATTGATGGTTTGACTTGGACGCAGAGAAGCTCGGGTCTAGGGCTTACCAATATCAATGATATTTATTACTCAGAAACAGTCGGCATTGCAGTTGCTGACTCTGGAAAAATTATCTACTCGGTATAGGTGGAGAGATGCACTGGTACAGAATTGTTGAGACAGATAGAGGCCCAATGGTCGAGATTCTGTACGCAGACAATGTTATTGATGAGTGTGGTCCTTGGGAAACCTTGGTTGCAGCCATCAATTGGGCAGAACAATACACATCAGCAAAGAATTCTGGGCTCATCGAGCCTCAGATTGCTTAGTCGGTATGAAAGTACAATAAGACAAGGATTAAGAAAGGAGGGTCAGAATGGCAGCGATTGATTTCCCAGAACCAACAGTTGTTGGCGAAGAATTTACGTCTGGTGGTCAAACTTGGGTTTGGACTGGGACAGTTTGGGAGGCACTTCGTGTAACCCCAACTGGTCCAACTGGTCCTCAGGGTATTCAAGGACCAACTGGAGCTACTGGTGCACAGGGAGCCACTGGTCCTCAAGGTATTCAAGGACCCACAGGCCCAGTTTCAGATGTTGCTGGTCCTGTCGGGCCCACTGGACCGACTGGTCCTCAGGGTATTACTGGTCCTCAAGGACCTCAAGGTCTTCAAGGAATTATCGGTGTCACAGGACCTACTGGTGCGGATTCCTATGTTCCAGGCCCTCAAGGACCGACAGGCCCCCGTGGACAGACTGGTCCTACTGGACCTACTGGAGCTGCTTCAGATATTCCAGGCCCTACTGGACCCACTGGACCAGTTGGAAAATTCACTGCGTCCCCCACACAACCAGATATCGAGACCGCAACTAACGGTGATGCATGGTTTGATACAAACACAGCAAAGACTTATGTGTACTTTGACGGAGTTTTTGTTGAGACAGCAGGAGGATTGCTAGGTCCGACAGGTCCTACTGGCTCTCAGAGCACTATTGCTGTATCTACAACATGGTGGCTTGGAGTTTAGATTATGATTAAAAACAAAATCACTAAAACTTGCTGGTGGTATTCTATTAGCGGTTGTGTCCCGTTCAGAAGAGGTAAAAGCTAATGCCTGGTTTTCTTGGTGGTGGTGGTAGCTCCAGTGGTACCACAGGCGGCGAAATCTCTTTTCCTAAAGAGTTCATCGACCCAGTAACTAAATTTAGGGTTTCTCAGCCCGAGAACCTTATCGACACCGACTTTGAGTATGGTCTTCAGCCTACCAAGTGGGAAACAGTCGAGCTCATTAATAACACCCCGTCCTTCTTCTCGAAGTCGGGTGACACCACTATCCCCAACATTCTCTCAATCACTACTAATGCTGGTACAAGAGAAATTACGGTAACAACCGCTTCAGCTCACGGGATTTCAAGCGGAACCCCTATTCAGGTGACAGGAACTAAGTCTGTAACAGCTGATGGTTCTTACATCGTAAACTCAATCCCAAACTTAACTACCTTTACCTACTTGTGTAAAGCTAACCAGCCAAATACTTCCTCTATTGAGGACCTCTACTCTTCTATTATTACTGGCGAATTCTTCCAAGGCTCTCAGATTCGAATTTCCGACTCTTCGGGAATTGTCACAGACAACCAATCAATTTCTACTCTGACAGTTCAGACAGAAAGCGCCCATGGTTTTAAGGTAAACACGCCTTTTTACTTCCTAAACCTCAACTCAACCATCTCGCAAGAGTTCCAAGCGAACAACAACGCAGCAAAGTCTTTTGACTCAACTAACTCTGCAATTGCTCAAACTTTTGATGGCTCAAACACACTTTCCTCAATCAACATTGACTGGTCTAACTCTGCAACAGTTGGAGGTACCACAAGTACCGTTTCATCTGTCAGCACAACAGACAACACCATCACTGTTGCTCACGGTTCCGAAAACTTTGCAGGACAAAAGCTAGGAACTCCTCTTTATTACTCGATTACTGGCGGTGCTGGGTACTTTGCCACTAATCCAAGAGGAGTTATCTTCTTAAAAACAACTGATGGCTTAGGCACATCAACTTCTACTTTCCAAGTCAGTGCATTGCCAGACGGTGACGTAATTCCAATTCTTGCTTCTATCTCTGGAACTTTCCAGCTCGCCAACCAAGCTCGTACTTTTGCTGGAAACAACGTAGACCCACTCACCGAAGTTGAAATTGACATCGTGGTCGGTGACGCTATTCCTTTTGACGGCGGCAACCAAGGTTATGTCGGAGAAGCAGACAATGAACTAGCTCCTAACGGTGATTGCACTGTTTTGGGTTATACAGCAGACAGCATTTTGGTTTCCACAGCCGCTGGGGCTGGTCTTGATTATTACGTTGGCGCGATGGTGTTTTACTCAACCACGGGCGCAGCGGCTTCTGGACTGACAAACAACACCACATACTTTATTGGTGAATTTGCACCATCAAGCGGCGACCTTTACAACATAAGACTTAAGTCTCTTCCAGATGACACTGCATTCTTGACACCATCGGGCGGTTCAGGTACTCAGACATTTACAAAAATTGGTGTCTCTATTGATAAAGATATTTTTCACATTAAAGACGCGAACTTTGATAGGTACGAACTTCTAGAGTACGCATCTCCCGCTGGCGGTGAGTTTGGCGCTAATTATGAGCAAAAGTTTTACTATGTAGAAGTAGCTTACGATGCTCACAATTACAGACTTACTGAAAGTACCTTTATCCCAGTTACAGCAACAGGTGGAACGATTCTTCCTAATGCTTACAACGATGGAAGGTTCTATAAAGTCCATGCATTTACATCCGTTGGAAACAGCAGCTTTGTAGTCGAAAACGCACCCCCAAGTTCTGAAGTTGAATACCTCGTCGTCGGCGGTGGCGGTGGCGGTGGTGCAGATATGGGCGGCGGCGGAGGCGGCGGAGGCGTTCTTCAAGGAACAACTTCTGTCTCGGCTGGTACATACCCAATCGTTGTTGGCGCTGGTGGTCAGAGCAGTAATCAGCCTTATGGTTCAAGAAACTCTCTCTCAAGAGGTTCTGCTGGTGAGAGCTCTAGTGCATTCGGCGTGACTGCACTTGGTGGCGGTGGCGGTGCTGGTGTTCACGACTCAAACAGTGCGCCCGCTTTGTCAGGCTATGCCTCTGGTGGTGGTGCTTCTGGACGTAACGGTAACGCTGCACCAGGCACTACTGGTCAAGGTTTTGCGGGTGGAACAACTGGCGGTTCGTGGTACGCGGGTGGCGGTGGTGGCGCTGGTGGCGCTGGTCAAAGCGGTCGCGGTAACCCAGGCGCACAAGGTGGCGATGGAAAAACAAGTTCCATCCTAGGAACAACTTACTGGTTTGGCGGCGGCGGCGGTGCTTCTGGTTACTCAGACCGAGCAGGCAACGGCGGTCGCGGCGGTGGTGGTGGTGGTGGTTACTGGTCTGCTGGTGGACCAGGCACTGGAAACACAGAAGGTATTAACCCCGGCGGAAGTGGAACTGGAAGCACCAGCAGTGGTCATGGTGGTAGCGGTGGCGCAAACACTGGCGGTGGCGCTGGTGGGCACGCTCACCAAGCAGCAACAAACAGCCGAAGCGGTGGTTCTGGAATTGTTGTAGTTCGCTACCCAATCACACCTCCTCCATCAGGAGATTACCCAGTTGCATCTGGCGGAACTGTTACCACTGTTACGGTTGGTAGTGATATTTACGCTGTTCACGCTTTCTACAACACTGGAACTTCAACTTTTACAGTTACCAATCCAGGAAGCGCATCACTTGGAAGTAACACCCTTGAATACATGGTCATTGGCGGCGGTGGAAGCGGCGGCTCAGACATGGGTGGCGGTGGAGGCGCTGGTGGTTACCTTGCTGGTAACTTCCCTGCTGTAGCAGGAAACTACACAGTAGTTGTAGGTGCTGGCGGTAGCGGAAACAACTCTGGTGTCGGTAACCGCCGAGGTTGGGAAGGTGGAAGCTCTTCCCTTGTTGGTAATGGAACAAACCTAGTCGCCTTTGGTGGCGGTGGCGGTGCTTCAAACCACGACCGTGGAAACAACCCTGCTGGTGGTGTTAACAACGGCGTGACCGTTGGCTCTGGCGGTGGTTGTTCAGGCGGTGGAGGAAACGCTCAGACCAACGCTGGAATTAACAGCACCTACGGTGGAAGCCGTAGAGGTACAGGAACACCGGGTCAAGGTACAGACGGCGGAACTGGGTCTGGCACTTGGTATCCGGGTGGTGGCGGTGGCTCTGCTGAAGCAGGCCGTAGCAACCCAGGTAAAGGTGGAGACGGAACACTCAATACCATTCTAGGCCCCAGCTATTACTGGGCTGCTGGTGGTGGTGGTTCAAACTACTCCGCATTTGGTGCAAACGCTGGAGGTCGCGGAGGCGGCGGCGGTGGTGCTGCAAACAACTACGACAACGGTGGTTTAGACGGCATCAACCGAGGCGCTCAGGGCGGTGGAGGAAGTATTAACTCCCAAACTAACCGACCAGGCGGAAATGCTGGCGCTAACACTGGTTCTGGTGGTGGCGGTGGCTCTCACTACAACTCAAATAACTACGGCGGTTCTGGTGGTTCTGGAATCGTAGTTATTAGGTACAAGATTGGCGTTGTGTCCTAATGAGAAATATCTACGCGGAGGTCTTTAAGTGGCTGTAAACATCCAAACTGCTGGAGCGGCTGGGGTTCACTCATTTAGGCGCATGAACGTCAATGATGACCAGAACTTCATCTACTTTAAGAACTCAAATATTCCTTCTGCAATCACAACTGGCACAAGTTACATCTATTCAGATGGTGTTGGAGAAGTTGCTGGTCTTCCAGATGGTTCTTTGGTATTCGCTCAAAGACTTTCTCCAAGGGTTCTATCTTTTACAGATTCTTCAGATGTCGAAATCGACATTACTGGTTCAACAGAGGGTGGAGTAACTTTTAACACTCCTGTTCTATCTGAATCAGTTTTGAACATTGGAAGCTCTACCCCCACTAACCAAGCTGTTAAGTACTACACCGCTGGTGACCCTATGACAGGTCTTACAAGTGGAAATACTTACTTTTTAAAGAACGTAGAAGCCACATTCAGTGGTGTTCAGTCTCTTTACACAATTCAAGGCAATACCCACACTTTCACAACTTGCGGTCAAACTGGTCGAGTTGGACCTACTGCTGCACAAATTTTGACTGGCTACTCAACTAGCTGGCATGGTCAGTACATCCAACAGGGAGATTTTCAGGGCTACCAAGACTGGGTAGTTCCCGTGTCTGGTTTGTACCAGTTTGAAGCTAGAGGTGCTGCAGGTTATGAAGGAACTGGCTCCTACACCCGCACAATTAATCAGACTTCTCTTACATCAAACGTAGCAAGAATTAGAACAACAGCCGCTCACGGGCTAGCTGTCGGAAGAACATTTACAATTTCAAGTGCTTCAAACGGAACTTACAACGGAACATATACAGTTCTAGAAGTCATTAACTCAACTGAATTTACTTACAGTAGAACAAGTGGAAACATCGGTTTGGCTTCTTCTAGCGGTACAGTAACCGCAAGCTCAAACGTTGGACGAGGAGCAATTGTAAGAGGAAAGGTTTCTCTTACAAAGGGCGAAATCATCACTATTGCAGTAGGCCAGCGAGGCTCTGCTCCAGACAGCGGAACCGTTTGGGGTGGCTCTGGTGGTGGAACATTTGTTGTTCGTAAAACTGGTAATGAGCCTCTGTTTGTTGCTGGTGGTGGTGCTGGAGAGCCTAACGCTTTCTCTGGTCAAGATGCAGTTCTAACTCAGCTGGGTGGAGTTTCTACAAACGGCACACTAGCTAACGCTACGACTCCTGGTTTTGGTGGTCGTGCAAACATTGGAAACACCAGAGGTAGGTCTGCTGGTGGTGGTGGTTTCTTCTCAAGAGGTGAAAACTCGATTTTCGGTGAGCAAGGTGGCGGTTCGTTCTTAGACGGACTAACTGCTAACTCCAACGGTTCGCGTATCGGTGGAGAAGGTGGTTTTGGTGGTGGTGGTTCTTCTGACGGAACCAACACTGGTCAGTCTGGTGGTGGCGGTGGCTACTCAGGTGGTGGTGGTGCTAAGAGCACTGCAACAAATGAGTCTGGTGGTGGTGGTGGTTCGTATATCACTACTACTGCAATAGATGTTGCTACTTCAACAGGTGACTACGATGGCGCACCAACATTTAATGGCAACCCAATCACTAACCTAAGCAGCTACAACACAGGCGAAGGCTCTGTTGTTTTGACCTTGGTATCATCCTTCACAACTGGTAATGAGGTTTACCCAACGGCAGCAGATGCTGATGCTGGAACAAACAGAATTTCTATAAGCGCTGCTGGAAATTCATACCACGCATTTGTACCTATTAACTTCGATGTTGATAATGATTTGATTTACAGCGCAGCTCCGCATGGTCTGGTGGATAACCAAGCTGTAATACCTACGTTCTATTCTGCTACTCCAGTTGGTATTTCAAATACCGACATTCTCTATGTAGACAAGGTAGACAACTTTACTTACAGGCTTCAGGCTCTAACTCTTCCTGATACATATTCAACTGTCAACTTGACAGTTCCATCAGGTCGTTCAACAGACCAATCAGACATTCTTTCCCGCGTTGTAGTTAACACGGTGACTGATACTCTCACCATTACAGCGCATGGATTTACAGTTGACCAGCCTATTAGATATGACAACGGAAGCGGAAATGATGCTGGTATTAATGTCGGCTCTATCGCGCCTCTACAACATTTAACTACTTACTATGTGTCTGAGGTTCTGAACGCTAACCAAATCAAGCTAAAGGTTGCTTTGGATGCCCCAACCAACATCAACTTTACTGCTCCAGGAGAAGGAACTAGCCATAGCTTCATCTTCATTACAGTAAACGAACTTGAGGACAGTCTCTTTATTCCTAACCACGGTCTGGTCTCTGGTCAGGCTGTTAGATACAACAACGGTGGTGGAACAACCATTCCAGGTCTAGTAAATGACAACATTTACTACATCTTTAGGGAAAACGCCAGCATTGTAAGACTTGCATTGACTCCAGCCCTAAACAGTTTTGCAAACATCACTGGAGTAGGTACTGGAACTCAATCCTTGTTCATCGTGTCACTTGATTACGACAACAACACAATTACTGTACCTAACCACGGGTTCCTACAAAAAGAACTCGTTCTTTACGATGCAAAGGGTCAGACACCAGTCAGTGGTTTGACAACAGCAACTCCTTACTACGTTATCTTCGTAAGTGGAGACCTTATCAAGCTTGCTTTGACTCCTGAAGATGCTGATGCAGGAATTGCAGTTGACCTTACAGCCAGCCCAGCTGGTGTTGGGGTCCACTCACTCCAGTCATTGAGCAAGACCCCTGATGGTATTTACTCAATTGCTACTGTTCCATCGCCAACAAGCTTTACTGCTCGTGCGGCTGGTCGTGTTCCTACAATCACAAAAACGTTCAACCCTAGAACTTCTATCGACCTTAACCTAAACGCTTTCTACATTCCGTCGCACGGTTTCTTGACTGGTACGGAAATTGAATACGACAAGGGTGACTCTGCAACAGTCATCACTGGGCTAACAGATTTAGAGCATTACTATGTGGTAACCATCAACCGAGACTACATCAAGCTGGCTACAACGCCAGAAAATGCTGTTGCAGGTGTTACTCTTGAAGTTGATGACTACGGTACAGGAGTCGCGCACAAATTTATTACAAACCAAATCAACGGAAATATCACGGGTTCTGGTTCTGTAACTATTGAGGCTGGTTCTGTTCTTGTAAACGGTACTGGTACATCATTCTCCAAAATTTTGAAGGTTGGTGACCGATTCCGTCTTTTCCCACCAAACATAACATTAGTCAACTCATTCACTCCCGGCAATATCAACACTGTAAACAACAGAATCGTGATTGCTGACCATGGGTTTACGACTGGAGACACTGTTACTTTCTCTACTGGAGGCGGAGTAGCACCTTCACCCCTTATCGACCAGTATTACTACTTTGTTCGAGCAGTAGATGCAAACTCTTACACACTTCACCCATCTAGGGCTGATGCTGAGTCAGATTCAAACACTGTAGACATTTCTACAACAGGAACTGTTGGTGAATCTGGATTCTTCACTTTCACCAGAACAACTCCATCAGGTCCTATCGTTCGTCGTATTACGGCTATTGGTTCTGACACTCAGATTTCCGTGGACCGTCCTTACGCTACTGCTTACAACGCTGTTTCATACTCCTACCCAACATTTATCTATGTTCGACCAGAGGGCTATTCACTACACCGTCCATTCGATGGTGGTGTGGAGATGTCTGCTGGAGCTGGAACGTCTTTCGCGCAGATTGTTCGACAGACTCGTAAGTACTTCCGTTATCAGTCAGGTAAGGGTATTCAGACATCTGCTGGTATCAACTTCAAGCCTTCAATTGACATTGAGAGCATGACTCGAATTGGAAGCAGCTCCACAATTCAAGTCAAGACAAGACGACCACATGGCCTAATTTCTGGTCTGACTATTGAAGTGAGTGAAGCAAAGGACTCTTATGGAGACCCAAGCTCTGTCTACAATGGAGAGTTCCAAGTAACTGTCATTGACTTGACAACATTTACAGTCCCAGCAAACGGTGAAATTGTTGAGCCTAAAGCTTATGGATTCCCACAGTTCTACGTTATGTCTTGGCAAAACGGTGCTGTTCGCTCTGGTATGTTCGACTTCCAGAACGGTATGTTCTTCGAGTTTGACGGTCAGAAACTCTACGCAGTCCGTCGTTCTTCAACCCAGCAGGCTGCTGGAACTGTAGCTGCTCTTCAAGGTTCCGAACTTATTTTCGGTACGGGAACAAACTTCCAAGCTCAGTTTGACGTAGGTGACTACATCGTTATGCGCGGTCAGTCCTACAGAATTGTTGAAATTGATAGTGACACTCGTATGGCTGTTCGACCAGAGTATAAAGGTTCCTCTGGTCCAGAGAAAGAGTTTGACCCATCTGAAGTTGTGGATATAGCAAACGACATGTTTGAGATTGTTGGTCACGGATTCAGCAATCTTTTGCCAGTAATCTATAACTCGATTGACGGTGAGCCAATTGGTGGTCTTATCAACGGTCGTACTTATTATGTAGACCTTACATCTGAAGGCACTGACAACAATGCTTTCAAACTTAAGGGTAGCCCAGACGCAGAAACTCCAGTAAACCTAAGCAGCGTTGGTACAACAAACATTCACTCGTTTACACCAGCTAAGTCTGGAATTATTGTAACCAAGACAGTTGACACAAGGGTTCCTCAAGAGGACTTCTCTATTGACCCTCTGGATGGCACTGGTGTAACTGGCTACAACCTTGACCTAAGCCGCATCCAGATGATTTACATGGATTACTCATGGTACGGCGCTGGAAAGATTCGTTTTGGTTTCAAGACTTCAGACGGTCAGGTTCAATACGCTCACGAGTTTGTTCACAACAACAGCCTCTTTGAGTCCTACTTCCGCTCTGGTAACCTCCCAGCAAGATATGAAGTAACTACCTTCGAAAACCCAACCTACATTCCGTTCCTCTTCCACTGGGGTACTTCGGTAATGATGGATGGTCGTTTTGATGACGACAACGCTTACCTCTTCACTGCTGGCAGCCAGACTCTAAACGTCGCTGGAACAACTCCGAAGTCGTTCTCGTCTGCTGGTATTGACCTAAATACAGACCTGTTCACGGTGCTAGAACACGGATTCCGCTCAGGCGATGTCCTTCAGTTCCAGTCAATTGCTGCCGACGGGTTCCCTGGTCCAAACAGCCAAAACCCTGCAACTCAGGTGGTGGGCTCTAACACGTTTGCAAACTTGACAAATGGTGCTAAGTACAAAGCCTTTGTGAACTCACCTAACTTGATTCATTTAAGCCCAGAAAATGCTGTTATCACTGTTGGTGCAACAATTGCTAGAACTGGAAGCACTGTAACCGTTACAACTGCTACTCCACACGGAATCCCAGCAAGCAACTTCATCGGTCTCTACTTTATTGAGACTGCTGCGGGAGCTGCTATTCCCAACCTTCCTAGTTACTATGTAGGTTCAGTAACCGTGACATCCACGACAACTTTTACCTTTACGGTAACTGGTTCGGCTACGGTTGCATCTACCCCAATTCCAAATGCGGCTATCGGTGAAATTATCAACTTCACCAACCAAGGAAACATTCAGTACACCTACTTCTTATACCCAAATGGTTCGCTGAACAACACCTCTGGTCCTAACTATCAGCCACTGATTTCGCTCCGCTTGAGTCCATCAGTTTCTGAAGGTTTGACTGGTGGTTTGGGCGATAGAGATGTAATCAACCGAATGCAGCTGAGACTGAAAGAGGTTGGTATCTCCAGTAACGAACTGGTAGATGTGAAGATGCTTCTGAACCCGCGTCTTAATAACCTAAACTTCGTTGGTGTAGATTCACCTTCCTTGACCCAGATTGTCGAGCACACCGCTCAAGACACAGTGTCTGGTGGAGTTCAGGTTTACAACTTCCGTGCTGCTGGTGGAAACATTGAAACCACAGTAGACGTTGGAAGCCTTTTCGAGCTTTCTAACTCAATCTTAGGTGGAGGCTCCATCTTCCCAGACGGTCCTGACATTATTACAATTGCTGTAGCTAGGTTGACTGGAAATACAACAAGAACATCAGCTAAGCTGTCATGGTCTGAAGCTCAGGCGTAGGAGTCGAGAATGCCCATTACCAGACTCGGTATCTCAAACCCAGCCGCTAACATTGACACTCCGTTAGCAACTTTTAGTCAGCCTCATTTGGTTTCGGTAATTGCAGCTAGCAAATCAGCTACAGCAACTCCACTAACTAAAGTGACTATCTGGGTTCAACCAGCGAACGCTGCTATTGCTGCCCAGTATGCCTACATTGCATTCAACGTTAACATCGGTGTTGGTCAATCCTTTGAAACATTTAGATTTGCAGTAAACGCAGGAGACACCCTGTATGTGAAATCTACAGTTTCAACTGTCTCTTTTAGTTGTATAGGTATTGTTCAATCAGATGCTGGTCTCCCTGAGAACATCTCCCAAACCTTAACCAATAAAACTATTTTGGGCGAGTTCAACACTATTTACCTTGATAAAGGTAACACTGCTGGTAGACCGACAGGGGTTTCAGCTGGCTATGTCAGATACAACACCGAGACTGATACTTTAGAAGTAAAAACTCCTACAGAGTGGCAAGAGGTTGGTACTGGCGCTGGCTCAGGGGCAACTGGACCTACAGGCCCTCAAGGAGAAATCGGCCCCACAGGTCCTTCTGGAGGCCCTACTGGCCCAGAGGGCCCAACTGGTCCCACTGGTCCAGCGGGAGCGACAGGAGCTGAAGGCCCTACTGGCCCAACTGGAGCATCGGGAACATTTAGCGGAACAACAGATGCGACAGCAGCATCTCTCACTATTGACGAAGTGGCTTATTCTGCAATAGCTCGTCTCACCGTCACTCCTAATGGGACTTCTGCTTATTTATTCGATAGTCACTACTCAGGGGATAACCCAACTATTTTTGCACTCGGTGGGGCAACCATTGCTTTTAATCTCGTGGGACTGGGGTCTCATCCTTTTCAGATACAGGAAGACACTGGCAGCGGATTTACAAATATAGTTTCTGGTCTTGTTCATGTTGGCACAGACGGAACTATAAGTCTGGATGCTGACGCTCAAGCTAAAACTTCAGGCACTTTGTACTGGAATGTTCCAGTCACAGCTGCATCTAATGGCTACAGGTATATTTGTTCTGTACACTCAGTTATGACTGGGACAATCACCCACAAATCTCTGAGCGCAATTTAGGATTGGATGGAGTAGATAAATGCCAGTAAAGCGCTTAGGAACGGGAAGCCCAACAGCTAACACTAACTTTTTGTTGACTACATCCGATGTCACTGGGGTTGCTTCAGTGATTGTTGCCAACAAAGGAACTACACCAGCTGCAGTTACTATTTATGTTGACCCAGTTGACGCTGGAGGAAACCCAGACAATAGGGCTTACATTGCTGACCTACTGGAAGTAGGTATTGGACAGTCTTTTGAAACATTTAGATTTGCTCTCGATGTTGGTGACAAAATCTACGTCACAAGTAGCACAGCAGATGCCGCATTTTCTACCAATATTGCTTATGAGTCTGCTGGTAGGTCAAACGTTTCTTACCAAGCATCTCCACCAAACAGCCCACAATTAGGTGACATATGGGTTGATAGTAGGGATGAATCAATTTCTGTTTATACAGGAACTGGATTCAATACTGTTGCAACAGCAGCCCCAACTGGACCAACAGGTCCACTAGGACCAACTGGTCCTGAAGGGCCTACTGGTCCAACTGGTCCTGAAGGCTCTAGCGTCTCTGTTCTAGGTACATATGCAACGGTAGAGCTCCTTGAAGCAGACACTCCAGTGGGAAACATTGGAGATTCTTACTACATCAGCGGCGAAGACTCTCTTTACATTTGGTCTGACCTCAACCAAGAATGGGCACCAGCTGGACCTCTCGGAATTACTGGTCCCACGGGTGCAACTGGTCCTCAGGGTGCTCCTGGGATTGGTGGTCTTGATAGTACAGTTCCAGGACCAACTGGACCTACTGGACCAGCAGGAGGGCCTACAGGTCCTGAAGGTCCTACTGGACCCACAGGTGCAACTGGTCCTACTGGTGCCGATTCGTTTGTAACGGGACCAACTGGTCCTGAAGGGCCTACTGGTCCAACTGGTCCTGAAGGTGGTCCGACAGGACCGACTGGAGCTACTGGAGACACAGGTCCGACAGGTGCTACTGGTGCAACAGGCGAAACAGGTGCAACAGGACCGACTGGACCAGAAGGACCTACAGGTCCTTCCGATGGTCCTACTGGCCCTACTGGTCCTACTGGACCAACAGGTGCGGATAGCACGGTTGCAGGACCCACAGGTGCAACGGGTGCTACAGGTCCAACAGGCCCAACTGGGCCTGGCGGTGGAGCTATTGATGTAGCAGCAACCACTGACACAACAACATGGGTCGGTCTATATGAAGAGGCCACTGGAACTATCGGCGGTAAGACCAGCAACGGAATTACTTACAACGCCACTACAGAGACTCTCTTTGTTACGGCAGTCGAGGCAGAAACAATTGCAGCTCCTTCGACCTTGACTGGTACCTACACTGTTTCATCCCCCACAACAATTACTTTGGATGCTGAGGATGAAATTTTAAATACCTCTCCTATGAAACTTGTGAACAAAACAGTTTCTGAGTTGAGCAGCATTGTTTCAAGCATAGGCGCTGTAGCTTTTTGTACTAATGAATCAGGAGGAGCTGTGCCTGTGTTTTACGACGGAACCAATTGGCGTCGTATGACTGACAGAGCGGTGGTCTCGTAGTGAGTGACGAGTTAAAACCTTACACAGTAACTTCCTCTGATTTAGAAAATACAAATGCTGTCTGGGATGACCTAACCACTCTCGGCTCCCCCAGTGAGACAATCCCAGAGCGTGAAGTAGAAGTCGCTAATGAGCGACCAGAAAACGCAAATAATACTGTTTACTATCTAACAGATGAGGAAGCACAGGCTCTTAAAGAAGACCCTAGGGTTGAGGATGTATTCAATTTAGACATACTTAAGCCTTCTAAGTTTGCTTTCCAAGATGGAAATTTTAATAAGACTACGACTGAAACTGGTTCTGTAGACAACTGGGGATTACTAAGACACATAAATTTGACTAATGTGTTTGGTACTTCCACTTCAGACCCAGGTGGAACTTACGACTACGTTTTAGATGGAACTGGTGTCGATATCGTAATAATCGACAGTGGAATCCAGCCAGACCATCCAGAGTTTCAAGACGCATTTGGAAGCAGCAGAGTTCAACAAATAGATTGGTATGCAGCTAGCGGTGTCTCTGGGACTATGCCAAGCGGTTTCTACTCTGACTACGACGGTCATGGGACCCATGTGGCAGGAACCATAGCTGGTAAAACTTTTGGCTGGGCAAAGAACGCACGCATTTATTCAATAAAGCTAGATGGACTACAGGGACCAGGAGACCCGAACTCTGGTATGTCTGTGTCTGATGCTTTTGACGTAATACTTGGCTGGCATAACTCGAAGAACGGTAGTAGACCTACTATCCTCAACAACAGCTGGGGTTACGGTATTTATTGGAGAACCGACACAAACGTTATGTCTTTCTCCGACACGGGCGGGACAACATACGCAATTAACGGTGGCTCGTATAGAGGGACCGCTTGGTCAGGTAACTCTAAAGACCCTTCTGCAAAAGGTCACACTGGAGCTCAGTTTTCTACAGATTTGTTCTGGTTTCCTTTTAGAGTTTCTGCAGTTGATGCTGACATATCGCAGCTTGTTTCAGCTGGAGTTATTGTTTGTAATTCCGCAGGGAACACCTTCACAAAAGATGACATTCCCTCTGGAGATGACTACAACAACTATGTGACTCTAGTTGGTTTTGGGAATTACTACTACCACAGAGGCGCATCCCCACATAAAGGAACCGCAGACGCTATTCAGGTTGGAGCGGTTTCTACTGGAACAATATCCTCGCTTGAGACAGCTGCAAACTACAGCGTTAAAGGTCCAAACGTAGATATCTACGCAGCAGGGAGTCGAATCATAAGCTCCATGAGCGACATAAATATAGATAACTCAAACATCAGTTACTACGCAAACGCGAGCTACAAACAACAAAAACTTAGTGGAACTTCTATGTCATGCCCCCAAGTTGCTGGGATAGCGGCTTTATTGAAGCAGGTGCACCCAGATTGGTCCCCTGCTCAAATCAAAAATTGGATAGTCAACAAATCTCAAAGCGTTCTTTATACAACCGAGCTCGATAATGATTACACAAACACAGCCAGTATTTTAGGCGGGGGTAATCGAATGGCATATTTCCCTCTAAAAGGCCAGAAGTATTATTCCATAACATCTTCTTAGCCTTTCGTGATAGATTAGAGACAATACACATGACGAAAAAGGTGACAAATGGACAACCACCCCAACTGGTTCCAAACAGATGGTCTAAATAATTTTCAGAACCATCTCAAAGTTTTAGACGGAACTCCTTTAAGACTTCTTCAAATTGGAGCGTATACGGGGGATGCCTCAGTGTGGATGGTAGACAATATTATGTCTAACCCAGATTCCGTTTTAATTGATGTTGACACTTGGGAGGGTTCTGAGGAGCCAGTTCACTATCAAATGAATTGGCATACCGTAGAGTCCGTGTATGACGCAAAAACTCATGCCGCAAGGTTGAACAGAAAAATCATTAAGTACAAGTCAACAAGCGATGAGTTTTTTAAAAACAACAGAGAGACGTATAGTTTTATATACATTGACGGAGACCACACAGCCTACGGAGTTATAAAAGACGCTGTATCGGCGTATGAGTGTCTTTCTATCGGTGGAATTATAGCTTTCGATGATTACCAGTGGTCTGCTGGACTTGGAGCTATAAAAGAACCTAGACTAGCCATTGACTCTTTTGCTTCTATCTACGCAGATAGGTTAGAAGAAGTTTTAAGCGGGTATCAACGCTGGTTTAGGAAAATACGGTAAGATACAAACATCTTAGAGAACTTAGGGAGAACGCAATGACTTTCAAAAGAGTAAAGCCTGACGAAAACGAAGACCAGTTGTCTTTTGAGCCAATTGACACTTCTATAACAAACAACTACATGTTTAATGTTTCTATGGTGGTGCATGTCATTGCTCCAACTAAGGAACTGGCGAGACTGAAGTTGGACCAAGAAGGCGGCTATGTAAGCAAGAGAGTCGTGGAATTTGTCCGTTCCGTAGAGCTGTACAAAGACGAACCAGAAGAAGATTAAAGACGGGGCGATACAGATGAAGGTAGCCGTCTACACAATTGCGCTCAACGAGTTGCAGTTCGTTGAGAAGTGGTATGAGTCAGCCAAGGATGCTGATTACCTACTTATTGCAGACACTGGGTCTACAGATGGAACGGTGGAAAAAGCTCGTGAGTTGGGCATCAACGTTGTCGATGTTCGTGTTAGTCCTTGGAGATTTGACGACGCACGCAACGCGGCGCTCGCTGCACTTCCTATCGACATCGACATGTGCGTATCCCTTGACATGGATGAAGTCATCACACCGGGTTGGAAAGAGTTACTTACAGAAGCTTGGGAAAACAGGGGAGTAAACAGACCTCGATATAAGCATGTTTGGTCCCACAACGAAGATGGGTCAAATGGCCTTGAGTTCAGTTATGACCACATCCACGGGCGCAAAGGCTTTCGCTGGCGTCACCCAGTACACGAGTGCATCTACTCCTACGGCATTGAAGAGAAGCAAGAGTGGATTGAAGGTCTAGAAACTCACCACTACCCAGACCCGACTAAGAGTAGGTCCCAGTATCTCCCTCTTCTTGCAATGTCTGTCAAGGAGGACCCCTACAACGACCGAAATGCTTTCTATTACGGTAGAGAGTTGTACTTCTACGGAAGATACATAGAGGCGGCTCAAGAACTTAAGAGACACCTAGAACTTCCAACCGCTACTTGGGCACCAGAGCGTGCTGCATCAATGCGTTTTATTGGTAAGAGCCTGCCAGCAGAAGCAGAAATTTGGTTCCGAAAGGCAATTGACCAAGCCCCTGGGCGTCGTGAACCATATGTTGATTTAGCAAAGCTCTACTACGAACGTCAAGATTGGCAAAAGTGTTTTGAAGCAGCCAACGACGCTCTTGCAATTAAAGAGAAGCCTCTTGAGTACCTTTGTGAAGCAGAGTCATGGGGAGCTGCTCCTTACGATTACGCATCAATTTCAGCGTATCGACTCGGATTTTATGAAATAGCTGCCACTCATGCACGGGGTGCTCTTGAGTTTGAACCAGAAAATGAGAGACTAAAGAACAACTTAATGTTCTGCGAAGCAGAGCTTAAGAAGACTTCTTAGTCTTAGCCTTCGCACGAGCCTTTTCTCTCTCACGAATTCGAGCCTTTCGTTCACGCTCTTTCTGCTTCTTCTCAGACTTTTGCTCTCGCTCAAGTTGATAAGCAAGCACGGCGTTTACGCTGGTTCGACTGCGCCAAGAAAACCCACACACTGTGCATGTCACAATCTTTGCTGTAGTCCATCGACCGCCACCAGACATCTCCTGAGAGCTTGTCTCTAGTTTTGATGGCCTTGCGCTGCAGTAAGGGCAGTGTGGATATCTACGCCTTCTTGTCTCTTCACCTTTGTATGAGACAGATAGAGCACGACGAATTTCTACTTCGTCTTTGCCGCCCCAAATTCCCCAAATTTGACGATGCTCAAGAGCCCACTGGATACACTGCTCTCTTACAGGACATCCGTAGCATAGGTTCTTTGCGTTATACCTGTCTTGCGGGTCTTTGGAGAAAAACCAGTCTCTTGACTCTCTGTTCTGCGGTTTGGCACAGAGCGCTCCCTCTTGCCAATTGAGATTGTCCGCTGGTTTCCACACGACTCAATACTACATTATCGACTATAAACTAGCCGACCATTTGACTATATTTTTATAATTCTATCCAAGTAAACGGAAGAGGCTCGTCTACATAGTCGCCGTACTGAGTCTCGGCGCTCTCATCGCAAACGGTATAATCACTTTCTCCTTCAAGATACCCAGCAAAACCGAACTCGTAAGTTCCCTTTTCTATCATCTTGAAGCCATCGGACAGCGAGTCTGCAATACCGTCTCGTTGGAGGGTTGAAGCTAGAGCCCTGCGAACAATTTCGTTATCTGTATCAACGTGGTCTACGGTGTAATAGATTAAATCAGGAGACCCCTGAGGCTCGTAACCTTCCCCAGTCCATTCGTTCCAAAGAGATTCACCAAGCCTTACGTCTTTCATAGCCAACTAGAACTCCCCATCTTGGTCGTCCGAGTCAGATTCGTATGAAGGCTCAAGCTCATACTCAATTTCTGTAGAGGAGCTTTTGGTGGTGATTTTATGGTTCGTGTAGGCATCTGCGGCTGGGTCACGAAGTTCGTAAATTCCAGAGACCGTAATGTTGCCGCACTGAGAGCAGACTTCAACTGTTTGGGTGTTGTACTTTTGGGGAACGTCCACGCCTTTTAGACGCATCAAAATGTTGCCCTCATCGTCCACACTTTCTGGCTCCCACCTTGTGTGGGTCTTTAACCAACATGGTTCACATGTTGGCAGTGGGCTCAGTACTCTCTCTGCGCTCATATAAATATTCTACTCGATAGAAGCCATGTGGATTGGCTGCTCGCAGAGTGATGTCTCGTTTCTTCCTGATAGTTTCTCTTTCGCGGGGGGTTAGACCGCCCCACACCCCGTGAATCTCGTAGTTAATGCCCCAGTCGGCGCAAGCAATTCTGAAGGGGCAGTCAAAGCAAATTTTCTTCGCGTCCCTAAAGTTTTTGTCTGTAGTGCCACCAGATTTTGGGTCGTCGTAGTCTTTAGAGAAAAAGGTCTCGTATCCAACCTGAGAGCAAGGTGTTTCTGTGAACTCCCAAGGATATTTAGCCATCAGCTATTTTGTTCCTTGTTGGCTAGGGCACCAGTTTCGTACCCGCATCCTGCATAGCCAGCAATGTCAATCCATGTGTCTGGTTGGAAACCAGCCTTAGAAACAAATCGAGCGAGCTTCACTCCGACCATAGCCATTGCTACTTCTTCTGGAGTGAACTCTCGCTCAAAAATAACCGACCAAATCTTTGCGATTCTTGTGAAGTTCTCTTCTGGTCCACCATACTGTTTGTTTCTGTCACCATTGATAATTCGAGCTGCTTCTCGAAGAGCTTGAACACGAATTGGTGAATCTTCTGTCGGTGTTTGTATCTGAGGCCCAGAATTATCTGTTGTCATCTTTTAGTCTCGCAATCACTTCGGCGGTGTACTGATGTTCACTGGACATGTCGCAGTTTTCTTCTACGACAAGTTCATAGCTCACCCTCGGGGTAGAGCTTACTGATTCGTATGGCTCTTCGTCCAGTTCGTAGTCTTCGTCATCTTCATCATCGGAGTTGACAAACTTACGAATAGAAGTCTCTGCGGCTTCTAAAAGTTCTTGGTAGCTGTCTCCTTCTACCTTGAACCGAAGAGTCGTCGTTATTGATGACAACTAGCTCACCAGCTTTTCTAGTCTGTCTGGTGGGTAGTGAGCACCGTCTAGTACAGGTTCCTTACCGTCAGTGCTCTTAAAGATGACATCTCCATAACGCACTGCGACAACAACACCGCGACGACCGTTGTGAAGAGTTCCAGCTTCTCCTTGGAAAGCGTCTGCTTTTACGCGAACTTGTTCTGCTACCCTGATGTCACCTGGGCGACATGGTACCCATACCTCGTTTTTGTTCTCTTTAATAAAAGCATGACCTTGTGCCAGCTTCGAGAACATTTCAATTGTCTTCTTTTGGTGCTCTTCCGTAAGCTCAAATGTGTCAAAGAGCTCGACAAGTTTCATTGTCGCGTCCCCGACTGGCTTACGAACTTTTGCTGCTTGAAGTTGAGTCTTAACCCAACCCATATCTAGGTTCCCCATGAGGACTCCTTTCTTAGATGATTGTAGTTGAAATACGATTGTTTAGTAAAGGACTAAACAACCATAATCCTTTCCTGAGAGGAAACTCTGGATAGGAATTTTTCTGCTTCTTTTTTGGCCTTTGGTAGTTCTTTTATATAAGAATTCCTCTGAGAAACAGCAAGTTCATATCTGCTGTTGTCATCCATTTCTTCTACGGAGCTACCCAAAATTGACCACTCAATTCCCATGTGGGATGTGTGCCTCCAGTCGGTAACCACAGGTGTGCCAACTGATAAAGACTGAGATAACAGGGGAGACCACCACGACTGGTTGGACCTATAAGTAGCCACAAGGCTTCCTAGGGCGTACCTAGCCCTATCGGAGTAGGACTCTTCTGTCTCGTACTTGTTCTTTTTGATGGGAACTACTTCGTGGTGCAAGGTCTGCTGTATCGACTTCACCCAAGGCGTGTTGGGTGAGTCTGCAACCCAGTAAGGGGTGTCTGAGGGCTTTGAGGTCTTGTATTTACCGTTGAGGATGTATGAGTCTAAGACCAGAGGGCTCCAACTTTCTTCAGCCATTGAGACCGACTTTGGATTTTCAGACCAAGGAAATGCAGGAAAGTATGTTGTGGGCCAGACGTTTTTACTGAGGAACATCACGAAGTTGTTTACTTCTGTTCTTAAATTGTTGTCTTTTATAAAGTTCGAGTAATTCTTTCTTCCTGCAAAAAATTCTTTAGTTAGGTCTGACTTGCCAGAAACCAACGAGTTAATCGAAGCTTGAATCTTGTGGGGCTCTGGGGCATCAACAAACAGCTGAAGGTTGCCAATCTTGTTCGCTTTATGTCCTACGGAAAAAGCCTGATACAGGTAATGCGCTGATGCGCTCGTCGGTGGGGCAATTCCAAGAATAACTTTGTCGTACTGCTCAAGTTCTTCAATCGTTCTATTGATAGATGGTGGCTGGACCACAGCATCAACTCCAGCATCTAGCAAAGCCCTCTGCATCAGGTTCACAAAATTGATAGGACTTGCGACAGTTCGTGCTGATGCTTGGCTAGCCGTACATCCAGTAATCAAAATCTTCATTTGTCATCATCTTCCTCGTTACAAAAGCGGGAGCCTGAGTGCTCCAAAATAACTAGAAAGCCGCCCAACCCCGCAATCGGGCTGGGCGGCAATCCAGTTTCCTACTGCTCTGAAGTGGTTATCAGAACGGTGCAGCTGGAGCTGCTGAAGGTGTTGCCGCACCAGCGGTGCTCGGAGCTGCTGGAGGTGCAGGCGGAGCAGGAGGTGCTGCAGGAGCCTGAGCGACTGCAGGTGCTGCAGGAGCCGAGGCTGTAGTGGTGGTTGCGTTGGCAACAGGGTAGTAATTCTTGATTTCATTACGCTTGTTGCCGTTGTAGGTCCGTGAACCGACCTGACCACGAAACTGACGACCAGTCAAGGCTTGCTCAATCTGGGCGTTAGTTGGGTTGCGGTCAAAGAAGTCCTTTGAGAGACCCATTGCGCTCATCTTGCGGAAGAAGATGCCCAAAGCTGTTGGGTTGTCAGGAGAGATAACTAGGTTGTCCCAGACGAGGCGCTTGTTGTGAGGTCCACCCTCAACCTGAGCCTTCAGGCTGAACATGGTCTTGCCTGACTGAGTAACCTTCGCTACTCCTTCCAGAACGGTGAAGTTGTAGTCACCATCTGGAATTGGTTCGTAGGAGTTTGTCTCTCCTGCTTCTTTAATTAGGTCTGACCAGTTGAGTGAACTCATACTGCTACCTCTTTCTCCTTCTTAGTAGAAGGTGTCTTTTCGGCTTGACGGGGGCCGAAGATGGTATCAAGCATCATCTCAATAGAGAGATTCTGCTGTTCTACAATCGAGCCCAACCGTCCTTGGACTCGCTCTCCCGCCTCATAGTCCGTTGTGCGCTCGACGTACATACGACGAACCTTAAACGGCTGCTGAAGTGGGTCTGGGTTAGGAACAGTTTCAACAGTCAACGCACCGAGAATGTCGTAGAAGTACGGTGCCTGAATGGCTAGCTGTCCCTGCAGGTATGGACGATGACGCCCATCCTGAGTCACACGAGACATCGCTGTTAGAACGACTGCCTCTAGTGGATTTGTGGGGTGCATGGTTAGGTCACGCAAGTCGCGCAGAAGACCGCCCATGTGGCGAAGAAGTTCTCCCCACTGCTGCATCTTCATCTGTTCGCTACCTGCGATGCTGTCCATGCACTTGACCTGCAACTCCGAGATGGAGTCGATAATCAAGCTCTTGAATTGGTGCTTTCCTGCCTGAAGCCACTGGTAGGTCTTGATAACCGTGTCGTAATCCCGAACAGGAACTACTGCGGTATCCCAAGTCCCGTCAGCAACGGGTGGCTCTTCCCTAAGCGGGTCCCAGTACTTGATGTTGATAGGGAGGAATCGGTGTCCGCCCTCAACATCGAGCATAAGACGCGGATAGGGAGCGGTTACGGCGAAGGATGACTTACCAACCTTCGATTCTCCGTAAACCATTACGGTTAGCGACCGCTGAATATTACTCATGCGTCACTCGCTTCCTTTGTTGTCTTGTGTTCCATAGTAAGCGTAGGGGTCTGTCTCTACAAACAGCTCACTAATCGCTTGCTCTGCCGCACTTCCGTCATCTACCAGAGTGCATACGTTGAAAAACGGACACTTCCACTTGCAATCACGGCTAGGCCGTGGGTACGCATGGAAGGCTGGGTTCTCCCCCTCATCCAAAGCTTTGCGGACCCTCATAAGGTCAGCAATAGTGCCGTGGATACGGTCCCAGAAGGACCTGAGGGTGAAGATGTTGTGCCTGACCTCAATCTGGTCATAGAAAGGCGGTCTGGCAGCAGCAGAGCGACGAACTTTCTTCAACATCGTGAAGATTCCGCCATCTGACCGCTCTGACTCATCAGCCTTGGTTGATTCCAAGAGCATATAAGTCAAAATCTGTTCATTCATTGGGGCAAGGTTTGCAAAATCACCAAGAGAGCCACCGACTGTCTTAAAGTCGCGGAACATACGAACTCCATCAGCCTTGCGACGAACACGCATGTCAAGCTTTCCAGTTAACTCGACTTCTCCATTGAAAAGAGGAGCAGTGATTTGCTCTTCTGTCGAAATCATCTCAAGTTCGGCATCAATGCCGTTCTCTTCGACCCACTGGAGATAGCCCTCAAGCATGATGTGCCCAAGTTCGGCTTCTTTCTCAAGCTCTGAGACATCTTTGAACTCTTCCAACAGCATCGCTTTCTCGGCATTAACCAAGTTAGCGTGCGACTGTAGCAAAGGCGTGCCATTGGAGTAGTAATCATCCAAAGCAGCGTGGATACGACTACCTAGAGCAAGTGCACCAGTCGTGTCTTTGTACTTTGGCTGAAGCCTGCGGTAGTACTGAAACCACCACTTACGTCTGCAGTCTTTGAATGTTTGTAGTTCTGAATTTGAGAGTCGTACAACGCTCATTTCTTTGCTCCCTTGCTTTCTATAAGAATCGAAATGAGCTGGTCTCTGTCTCGAACAACTTCCTCAAAGTTTTCAGACTTGGTTTCGAGAACCTGAATAACTCTTTCTTCGATGCTTCCCTCAGTAACGTAGTCGGTGATGATGACAGAGTTGTGAATCTCTGAGCCGATACGGTGAACTCGGTCAACTGCCTGCTTGTAGTCAACTAGCGACCAAGGACGCTGAAGCATTACAAGTCTGCGAGCAGCTGTCAGAGTTACACCAACACCACCAGCTTGCGCTGTAAAGAGAATGAATTTGGTCTTTCCGCTTTGGAAGTCGTCAATAGACTTCTGTCGTTCGTCTTCATCTTGGTCGCCAGTAATAAGACCGTGGTCAATCTTTTCCTTGGTCAAAGCGGCACTGAGAAGATTAATCAGTTGCTTAGAGACAGCGCACACAGCGACTGAATCGTCACCAAAGTCTCCGTTTTTAATGTCATCCATCAGAGCATCAACCTTACAAGAGGGCTCTGACAAAGTTGCTTTTAGTTCTCCAGTCACCTCGTTGAGTTCCATTGTTGCGTATGAGTTTGCAAACTGGTTCAAACGAGTTGTTTGAGTCAAAATACTGGGTGCAGTCAACACATCGCCAGACTCAAGCTCGGCAAGCATTAGGTCTCGCATCTGGTCGTAAGCTTTCTTCTGCTTTGCAGACATTTCGACATCACGACGGTCATTAATGACCTCAGGAAGCCAAGGAAGAACCTTCTGCTTAAGCATTCGACGCATGTATGGGTTAATGGTTCGGTAGAACTCATCCTGCATGTGAGGCTTCACACCGAGAACCAACATGCCACCAAAAGCGTTGAGCATCGTGTCAATCATTCGCTCAATCCACTTTGTCTTGCTGGGCCAATCCTTAGGGCTAATCCAGTGGAGGATGCTCCAAAGGTCTACTACGTTGTTTGCTATCGGAGTCCCCGTGAGCGCGAATCTAATGTCCGCATCGCCCGTTGCTGACCAAAGCGCACGAGTTTGTTTAGACTTTGGTTCCTTACTTCTATGAATCTCATCTGCGATGACTGCCTTGAAGTCAATCTCGTTGAGTTCTCTGGTGTGGACTTCGCATCGGTTTGCGCTGACTGATTCATCGTGACCTCCACATGCTGAACAACGAGTGAGTGCTACTGAGCCGTATGGCGAGAGCCGAGAGTGTGTACGCAACGACTCCCAGTTAATAATGATGAAATCAATGTTGCTTTCTTTAGCAATCTCGAATTGCTTCTTGCGTTGAGCCGCAGTTCCCTTGATGATTTGAGTTGTTGTCTCAGGCCACCACCTGCGAATCTCTCGCTCCCAGTTCTTCTTCAGAGTGTTGGGGCAGACAATAAGCGTTGGGAAAACTTCTTCTCCACGGTCACGCATTGCCTTCAACGCTCTAATTGCCTGAGCACTCTTACCTAGGCCGGGTTCGTCTGCTAGAAGCGCACGCTTTGCTGTTGCAAGGTACGCAACACCTGCACGCTGGTGAGGGAAAAGGTCTTCATCTCCCTCATACTCTTCAAGCTCACGAAGCGAAAGAGATGGTTCAATGCGATTCGTCTTTTCGTCTGTGGCCCACTGCATAAGTTCTGGGCCAATCTCAAGCTCCGACTGAAATGTGGAGCGAAGTGCTTGGCAACTTGACCAGCTAAGTGGGACTCGCCAGACCTGCTCCTTCTGCGACCAAGATGAGCCCGGCAGGCTTTTGCATAGTTCTTTAAAACGCCAATCGGCGGTGATGAGAATGTGTGTCTTCTCGTTGTCTAGGTCAACCAGAACGGGCACTTGACCAACCTTTCGTCTCTAGGTCTCTCACTATAGCAGATGCCTAACAGCATTTGCAAAGTTTTTTTGTTTTTCTTGTTAGGTGTTTTTTAGGAGGGATTTAGGGACCCATCCAGCTTTGACGAGCCTTAGCAAACCATGCCTAATGGCATCATTAGCGTGCCCATCGCCCCCTCTGTGCCACGTTCCCAACTCCTTGAGTGTTGGGTTGGGGAACATGTTTTTGGCGTTCACAGGGGCTTGGAAAGCGATTCTAGAGGGTTCGTAGCCAGACTTCCAGCATAGATACTTCAGAACCCCAATTTGCTCCAGTGAGAATGGTGCCTGCGAGTTTCTAACGGTTTGAGCATTTATGATAAAACTCTCGCAAACCACATGAAAGTCTTGCTCAGGGACGTTTGAGAGGCACTCGTCTGCTGTTTTGGCGAAGCCCTCAAAATCAAGCTCTGCTGAATAAGCAACACGAACTTCGTCAGATTGTTTATCCCACTCAACGACAGCAAAGCCAGTGGTCTTGCCAGGGTCAACAGCCATTACAACAATCATGTCCACACCACTCCTGCCACTCCGTATCTCTTTAGATACCTCTCGCACTTCACGCAAGGCTTAGATAGGACTGGCTCTCCAGCCTTATTGACTCTGGCTACATAAACCATCGCACCATTAGCAAGTGTCCCAGCTGCAACAACGGCAGCTATCTCCGCGTGGACATGAGAGCGCCTCCACGCAGTCTCTGGGTCTCCAATCTTTTTGTTAGTTGCTTGAGCTACAACCTTTCCCTTGGAAACCACAACGCAACCATGCTTGTATCGACACTTGCTCGTCTTTGCGAGTTCAAGTGCCTTTTCAAGGTACTTATTCACGGTTAGTATTTCGCTCCCCAATTCTCAAGCGGTCCATCTGCGTCAGCAGTTAAAGGGACTGCCCAGCCTTCCGTCGTTGTCATACATTGTCTTACAAGTTGCTTTATCTCTTCAGCATCTGCTCTAGGAGCTTGAAGAACAATTTCGTCGTGCACTGGGACAATCAGGTAATCAGTTAGGTCTGCTTGGTCCAGCTTTACGAGATTGCTCTTGAACACTTCAGCTGCTCCGCCTTGGATTAAGTAGTTGACCAAGGTGTAGGTGCGGTCTTCATCACAAGGGATACGACGACCAGTCCATGTATAGACATAGCCCTGACCTTCCTCACGCAGACGACGCTGACCGATGTTGTCAATTTCTTTTTGGAACTTTGCCATACCTGGGTAGTTCTGGTCAAACGAGTCAGAGACAGCACGCATCTGAGGCTCAGGGACTCCAGCGGTAAGAGCCTGCTTAGCTACACCAGCGCCATACAGACGACCGTAGACAACGCCCTTGATGAGGTTACGACGCTTGTCAGACTTTTGCATCGTTGGGTCTTGGTAGACCTGACGACCAATCTCGGTGAATGGGTCAGAGCCAGTTGCATCTGCAAGGTGGAACAGTTGAATCAAGTTTGGGTCGTTAGACAACGAAGCGAACATTCGAAACTCAACTTGGTCCAAGTCAGAGGTGATAATCACATGGTCATCATCTTTAGGGAGAAACGCACGGCGCACGGTTGCATCGCCCTTTGGGAGGGTTTGCAATGCAGGGTCCGTTATCGACATGCGGCTCGTGCGTGCGCCTAGCGTTTTGACGGATGGGTGAACAAAGCCGTCGATGTGCTTGTTCATAAAGTTTAGGAAGTATGTATTGGCAAGTTTGTCTGCTTTGCGCTGCTTGAGAACAGTGTCTGCAAGATTTTTAACTTCTTCATTTCCATCAATCATCAACTTCTTCAGTTGGTCTTTGGAAGCAGACTTCTGACCAGAAGGGGTGTACTCCGTAATCTCTGCGCCAAGCTCTTCAAGCAAACGAACCAACTGAACGTTGCTTGTGATTGATGCGTTGTATTTGTTGTAGGCCCAGAGTTTTGTCTTCTCGGTGTAATCAATTAGCTCTTCGTACTTGTTCTTGGAATACTCAAGGTCAACACGAGCACCATTGAGTTCCATGCGAGTGACAATCTTTCGTGTTGCCATTTCAAGTTCGTAAGCCTTGTGGTACGGACCTTCTGGGCCGCACTTCTCGTAGAACATCTCCCACAAGCGCATAGTGATAACAGGGTCAAGAGCACCATAAGACCAATAGGGCTGAAAGTTGATTGGGACTGTTCCCCAAGTCCATCCGTTCTGGGCAAGACCCATATCTAAGCCATCTTGTAGACGAGCAGCGTTGGGGTCAATGTATTGAGATGACAGCTTCTTCAACGCACCAGACCCGAGCGGGTCAATGATGTGCGCCATAATCATGGTGTCGTGAGCACGCTCCCACGGAATTTTCCAGCGAGACTGAATATCAAACCAACGCGCTTCGAAAGCAATGTTGTGACAGACAATTGGTCCATCAAACTTGTCCATAGCCTCATAGAAGACACCAGACCACTCACCCCACGGGATTGCCCAGCCTTGCTGGCTGTCTCCAATTTGAACAAGTCGGAGCTGTCCATGCCAAGGAGACAACGCATCTTCGCGCTTACCGCCCGGAAGTTCGCCAGTTTCTGTGTCGATTCCTATAGCGTTGTATGGGCGTCTTTCACCCAACCATCTAATAAAGGCATTGGCTTTTTCAACACTGTCAATGAGATGCAGCTGCACTCCCGACAAATCAGTTCGTCCTTGAGTCATTCTTTCCTCTAACGAGTAGTTGTTACGGAATCATCTCTATTCTATAGATAGCGTCGATACGCTCGTCAAGAGCAGATGCCTGCTCTAAGAGCCTCTGAGCAACATTAGTCAGATACCGTGCGCCACCTTGGTCATACTTATATAGAGCCTCAAGTACTGGCTCTGGGTCTTCAGAAACTTGAGCCCATGTTCTGTCCTTCTCGGGGAACACGACTGGCAAATTCCGACTTGGGTAGCACTCTTCGCATGGGAGAGCGTCTTTCTTCAGAGAGGCAGATGGTGCCTCAATCAAGTTGTACCTCTTAACGAGTTGGCATGATGCTCCGTGGAATACCAAGGAAACCCCAACCCGAGACAAAACATAAGAACCATTCTCAGTTTTGTACAGCTGGAACTCAATCCACCGAGTCGAGCCCCTACGCCAAGAAGAAGACTCACCTAAGATTCTTCCATTGAATTGGAGGGTTCGAGAACCGTCTTTTACTTCGTACATGTTATAAATCCTCTGGCTCTCGTGAGCTGCGAGCATATACCCACCAAGACCTAGCCTCGTCCTTGGCCCACCACAAATCGTTGATTCCAACGATGTATTCTGCATCTTCTGGTTTTGGCTCAGCCAATCCAACTACTCTAAGTCCTAAAGATACATTCTGCATGTAACTTACTAAGTTATCCAAATGTTGGAGTATGACAGAGGTCGGAATTGTATCCATTTCCTCTTCGTCATACGAGCTAAACATCATTCTCTGTTTATACTCTTCTCCACCCAAAGAAATGACCTTAGCAAGAGTGGGCTTAGTTGATGGTGCTTCGTATAAAGCTTCAAAAGTTATCATTATATCCCTCTAATCTGCTTCACTTCTTCTCTGAGAGAGTCTATCTCAGATTGCTGTTCCTTGACGAGCTCCAGTAGTAGGACCCCCAGCATGTCGTATCTGACGGTTTCTACTTCCCCGTGGTGGTTGTAGGTAAGAATCTCTTCTACACCTAATTCTTGCACATCCTCAGCGATATACCCGTGAAGGTAGTCGCGGTTCCACTCTTCCTGCATGTCTCTGTTTTTTGCTTTGTATTTGAATTTCTTTAGTTTTAGCTGCAGGATTCTTTTGGGGTCGTCAAGTTGATAGTCGGAGATATCTTTTTTATATCTAAGAGACGAGGTACCGCCGTGAGTGTGGTTTCCTTTTGCCAAGCTGTTTCCGTCTGTTCCAACATTTGCCGCGATATAAAAGAGCTGACCTCCACCTCTTCCATAGCCATCAAAAAGATAAGTACCAATAGCCTGCAAACCACTTCCAACAATAAATCTTTCGCTGGTGGTGTTTCCTGAGGTTACGGTGTCACTAGCAATATCTGTACCAGTAACTGTTCTGTCAGCTATTTTTGCGCTAGTAATTGCACTATCAGCAATTCTGGCTGTACCAAAAGTTCCAGAAGTGATTTTTGATGCTGGAAGACCAGGGATTCGAGCATCATCAAAAGTTCCAGATGTAATTTTTGAAGCTGCAAGTCCAGGGATTCGAGCAGCAGCAAGAGTACCTGATGTGATTTTGTCTGCGCTCAGGTCTGGAATTCTGGCTACATCAAAAGTTCCAGAAGTAATCTTTCCAGCGCCAAGGTTGGCAATTTGAGAAGCCTGAACAAGACCGTCTAGTTTTGAAGAGCTGACCTTATCAATTTTTGCGTCGGTAACGTTTCCGTTTTGAATTTTGTCTGTGCTGACAGCGTTTGAAGCAAGCTTTTCGTTAGTCACAGCTCCGTTATCAATTTTGTCTTTTGTAACCGCCTCGTTTTCTATTTTGCTGGTGGTTACAGCACTGCTAGCAATTTTGTCTTCTGTCACCGCGCTGCTGGCAATGTTGGCTTCTTCAACAGCAAGGTCTTGAAGCTCTGATGTCCCAACTGAGTCAGCAGCAATCTTGTCTTCAGTAACGGAGTCTGTTGCAAGCTTTGCTTCTGTCACAGCGTTATCTTGAATTTGATTTGTTCCTACTGCAGAATCGGCTAGCTCAGAACTTCCAACAGAGCCTCCTGCAATTTTGTCGCTTGTTACAGAGTTATCCCCCAACTCTGAGTTTGTGACAGAACCAGCAATAATCTGACTAGAGCCAACGGAGTTTGCTTGCATGTTGGCAAGAGCAATTGCGTCAGCAGCAACTTGGTCGTTCGTGACCGCCGCAGCGGCAATCTGGTCTGTGGCTATTGCTTTTGGTTGAATAGCCGTTCTTGGAACGGAGTAATTCCCCAGCTTTGATGGAGAGGGCCTTCCCTCAAGGTAACGAAGCCTTCTTTGAAGTTGTGAGACGGTGCCAGTGAAATTCCGTCTACTTGCCATTCGTCTAGTCGCCACGTTGGTCTACCTTCCAATCTGGAATAAGAATAAGTTCCACTTCCTCTGGGTAAGTCGGTGAGTCAGGAACATTCACCGTAAATGATGAAATCTTTCTAACAATAACGTCATCTCGTGGTTCTTGGTCGTTAGCTAGTCGTTGTCGAACAAAGTCATCATCGAGAATCAAAGAGCACCAGTCTCCTGGAAAATAGCTTCCTATAACTGGAGCAATAGAGCCGTTGACAGTAATGCTGAACTCACCGATTGGTGGCCTTGACTCGTAAAGAAAGTCTTTAGAGTAGTCATAGAGAGACAACTCGTCTTCGATACCGTCTAGCTGTTCTACTTGGTCAAGAAGAGGCCAGCTTCTACCATTCTCGTTGTTTAGCTGAGTTCTTTCAGCGGCTCCAGCATATGGCTGACTTGCATCATCAGTCATGTCTTCAATTCTTCCCACTGTCCAGAACCGTGTTGCTGCGTCTTCTGCATTTTCTGAAACAGTGAAGTCAATAATGTTGCCAGGAAACTCAAAGACGTACTGGTCAGCACCCAAAGCAGAGACTGGGTAAAGTTCGCCGGGTGGGGGTGGCTCAGCCAGTTCTATCTGGAATAGTTTGAATGTTCTGCTAAATGAAGCCGTGTCATAGTCGTAGTCGCAGTCAATGCGGTACTCAAAGCCACCATCTACAGTGTTTGAATACTCTTCAAGAATTTCACCAACGGTTTTTTGCTCGAAACCTCTAATGACTTGGGTGTCTTGGTAGAACCCGCTTTTTTCTAGATTCTCAAAAGCTATTCCAATGTCTCCGTTTGCTGAGTAGCTTCCGTAATCTCCATAAACAACTTTTGACCCAAAAGTGGCAACTCCACCAGCGACTCCCTCTGGTCCAACATTGAGAATCCCACCAGAAGAGAAAGTAAAGCTGTTTGCACTAGGGACACCGCTAATAGTGAATCGTCCGTTAAAAGTTGTATCCAAACGACCAGTAAAGAATGCGTCTACCCCTTGAACAATGACGGTTTGACCGACAGATGCTCCGTGGGCTGTTTCAAGAGTTAAAGTTGCTACGTTGTTGAAAAGTTGTTTGCCCAAAACGTTAATTGTTCTGATTCCAGCCAGAGATGACCTTGCAATGTCTGGACCAGCTAGTTCATACCTAATAGTTCTTTTGTCTGGTACTTCGATTGCTTCATAAAAGCCGTCAAGTCTCGGGTCAACCTCAACAACTTCGATTTCTTGGCCTGGAATTACTCCATGGTCTTCTGAGGTAGTAAGAGTCACAATGTTTGAAGAGCGCTGCTTAGACACAATAGCTACTTGAAGCTCTTTTGCTGGTTTGATTACTTCGTTAGCAAAGTTAAGACCAGCTAGGTCAGTGGATGCCCTAAAGATAAGGTCTCTAGCAAAGTCGTATGTGTCAACCAAACTTCTTACAGCTCCAGAAGTGCTGAGGCCGTTTGAGTTTGCAGATGTTGTTGTGAACTGAAAGCTGTTTGCTGAAGGAATTCCAATGATTGTGTGGGTTCCATCCACAGTGGGGTTTGTGAATGTAACACGAACCACCTGACCAACTCTAAAGCCGTGGGGAAATTCTGTAGTTATTGTTCCAACGCCGTTTGTAGTGTTGTATGCGTAAATACCAATAAAATCAGAGCCATACTGAATTGTCTGCCAAATTGTTCGGTGGTAGAAGTAGCTCATAAACTCTGCACCTTCAACGGAGAGAGTTCGGTCTTTCACGCTGTATTCGCGAGACCAGATAATTCCGCCCCACACGCACACCCCGTTACGCATAACGTAAACACCAGTACGACCAGGCATGGTTGCTTCATAAAGGTCTAGCCCTTTTGTTGCCTCAACAAAAGGAATCTCTCCAGAAAAAGCACCAGCACGGCGGTTGGCTCTTTCGAAGCTCACCCCTTTGAAGGGGACTTCTGAAATAATGTCGTTGCTGAGTAAGTCCGTTAGGAAGTATCTGTACTCAACTGTCTCTTCTATTGGCATCTTTCTCGTCCTGTCTCTTTTTCGTTAACCAATCCAACCAGACCTGTACAAAATCCTTAGGTTTGCTTGTCCGTCTGATACACCTTGGTCTTCAAACTCAATGATGTTTTCGCCAGGCTCCAACTGAATGAAGTCAGCCAACACATCAATACGACCCCTAGCACCTTCAATTTCTCCGTTGTAGAAGACCTCTCGGTTCTTTGTGTCAATCTCTAGAATTTCTGGGCTTAGGAACGCATTAGCTCCAGTTAAACCTGGAGTGAACTGTACGTCATTTTTCTTAATTGCGTAACCACCAGCAGGTGTTTCAGCGATGCTGTCTGAAACACTTGCTGTTCCAGAAGAAGAGGCAAGAGGAAGACTTCCACCAACAGTTGCTGTTCCATCGGGAACTACTGCAGAAGAAGCAATTGTTCCAGACATTTCTACAAAAGCGTTTGTTACATCTGTAGACGGGGTATTGGATTCTGTCTTCGAGAACGTGAAGGTGTTGGTGGTTGGGATTCCAATAACTTCATATGTCCCGTTGATTGCTGGGATGCCAGAAATAGTTACAGACTCACCAAAGATGACTCCATGAGCATTAGGCGTAGTAACAGTAACAACGTTTCCAGTAATCGAGTAAGAGCCAACTACTCTGCTCTTTGCGCTTACTGTTCCATTATTTACTACAGTGGAAACGAGGTCGGAGCCAGCGTTTGAGTATGTAAAAGTGCTATTGCTCGGTAGAGATGTAATCGTGAAGGTGCCATTAAAGCTTGAATCAACGTTTGAGATTGTGACTTTTTCGCCTACCACAAAGCCGTGTGGGGAAGTGGTAGTTAGAGTTGCCACGTTTCCTGTTCTAGCCTTAACGCTTACTGTCTTTTGTGTCCCGCGAGGGCGTAAATAAGTGAATGTTGTTGGGCTTGGGGTAGAACTAACTTGGTAGCCACCGTTCAAAGACAAGTCAACGGCAGTGATGTTGACAATTTCCCCGACAACAAACCCATGAGGCGCTGTTGTTGTCAGCGTAACAACATCATTAGACATCTGCTTGTTAATTACAGCACGGGCATTAGTTCTTGTTGCCGCGTAGCTGAATTGATTTGAGTCTGGAATTGCAGTGATTACATATGAACCGTTGAAGTTGACATCAACGTTTGAAATAGTGACGGTTTCACCAACTAAAAATTGGTGAGGGCTTGAAGTAGTTAGAGTGGCAATGTTAGAAACAAGTACTTTTGAAATAATAGATACAGGTGGGATACGAGTTTTTGAGTATGTAAACGAAGTTGATGTGGGCGTGGAGAGAATTGTGTAGTCCCCATCGAATACGCCATCAACACTTTTAATAGTTACTTCCTGCCCAGCACTAAACCCATGTACGTCTGATGTCTGTAGCGTTGCTACGCTGTTTTCTAGTTTTTTAGAAGCTACTGGCTTAATCTCAGCAACGAGTGTTTCGTAGGTAAACGTGGTTGCAGATGGAATAGAAGTGATGACATGTTCACCATCAAACTCTTCACCAGCCCCAGACACATCAATAATGTTTCCTACTCTAAAATCATGAGATGTAACGCTTGTAAGGGTTACAACGTCCTTTAAAGATTCGGTGTCAAAGGACAACTTTTTATTTACGATAGAAGCAGAGCTACTACCACGAAGCCCCTGAGTGATGATAATCAGTTGGTCTGTTGTTCTGTTGTAGATAGTTGCTGGAGAGCCTAGGGTTCCAAGAACTTCTAGATAGCAAGGAACAGGGTAATTTCCATTGTTAAAAACAGAAGCGGAACCGCTGAATCCAGCAGGTGTGTTCTTTGCTGGGAGCTCTACCTTTTCGTAACCCTCTGGGTCTTGGTCGTTCCATTCATACTTGATTGGGTCAGCTGCTCGTAGAGGGATAGTGAACTCTGTTCTGCCTCTAGCGTTTATTGTGTTGAATTCTGGTGCACCAGCAAGACGAACAAAAGAAGCACGAATCGGGTTACTACCAGTCTTAAGCCAAACACCCTTATAAACAAGGTCTGATGCAGCAATAAGTTTGTTTCTTGCCGCTTCAACCAGCGATGGGTCTGGAGTAAGGAATACACCTTGAAGAGTGAAGAGTCGGGCCATATATCGACCCTTAACGTCGTAGGAACCATCTCCCCACCCGCGAGGGATATCTGGAACCTCAGGCTCTGGGTGTCTCCACCAGCCTTCAATATCTGTTACTACCCAAGTAACACCGTTCTCATCAATGGTGTTGAAAATGAAGTCTCCAAGAATGATGTTGGCTTGGAGCTTAAGCTTTGTAATCTGATTTGGTTCGAGGGAACTTAAACCACGGTCTACATAGTAATTTTCTTCTGCTTGCGAGAAAGCCATTACGCAGCACCCCTCTTCATCATGTAAGCAAGTTCTCTAGAAACTTTCTGCGCTAGCTCTCGTTCATCCATTCCAGGCGATGGATAAACATTCACTGTTACTCCGCCCCTCATACCACCAGACATGTAGTCAATCATGGCCTTGTCACGACGGGACAAGCCGTCTGGGTCAAGAGGTTCAACACGCTCTGGACGACCTGCTTCAGCAAGAAGCGCGAGTGTTCCACCAAGGCTTGCTGGAATCACACCACCCTTTGCTAGGGTTGGGATGTCGGGAACGTCAAATCCATTGCCACCAATTCCTGGAACCCATCCTGGAACTTTAAAGCTAAGTTTTCCGAAAGTACTGTTCCAGAACCCAGCGATAGCATTAAAGATTGTCTTAACTGTGCTCTTTAGTCCGTCAAACAGACCAGAAACAAAATCTACAGCACCACCAATGCCATCTCTAATACCATCGCCAATTTTTTCAAAGATTGGTTTGACGAAGTTCCATACGGTGTTAACCGTAGTCTTAATTGCGTCCCATGCGGTCTTCAATGCATTTACATAGAACGTAATAGAATTCTTAATGCCATTACCGATGAACCCAAAAATTGGCTTAATAAAGTCCCACACTGCCGAAACAGCAGTCTTAATTCCGTCCCAAGCAGTCTTTAGGAGGTCAACAAACTTCGTAATTGAGTTCTTGATTCCTTCGCCAATCTTTTCAAAGATTGGTCTGATGAAGTCCCAGACAGCTTGAACGGCAGTAGAAATAAGGTCCCAAGCTAGTTTTAGCGCATCGACATAGAAAGTTATGTAAGTTTTTACAGCATTACCAATGAGCTCAAAGATTGGCTTGAGGAAGTCCCAAACCGCTTGAACAGCGGTCATAATCAAATCCCAAGCAATCTTTAGGGCTTCTACATAAGCAATGATGTAGGTCTTTACTGCGTTACCGATTGTCTCGAAGATTGGCTTGATGGCTTCCCAGACAACCATCACGACGTTGATAATGGATTCAAATGCTCCCTTGACAGCATTGACCACGTTCATTACGACGTTGCGGAATGTTTCGTTCTCTTGCCAGAGCTTGACGATAAGCGGGATAAGAAGCTCGATGGCGAGGAAGATAAGACCGATAGGACCAAGAGCAGCCTTGATGCCAGCTCCGAATCCCTTGAGACCAGTGCCAACAGCCTTGAAGCCGTTGCCGAGAGTCGTCTTGGCTTTACCGAGAAGACTCATCTTTGTTGCTGTAACTTGAGCAGTGGTAGCGCCTGCTGCAAGTGAGCCCTTAGTGATATTTGATGCTTTAGTTACTTTGCCAAGACCTAGAGATGCTTGTTGAGATGAAAGGTAGATTCCCTTCATAGCAAACTCTTTTTGCTTATCAACAATCATTTGCTTTTTAAGCTCTGCTCTTGTAAGACCAGAGCTATTACGCAACATACCGAACGGGTCTTTTCGAGAGAATCCGCTAAAGATTGACCCTAATTTTAGGAAGTTACCGATAAGAGCTTTACCGAGGAACTTACCTACAGAAAGAAGCAGACCAAAACCACGAACAACAGCGAATACGCCAGATGTAAAGGCAAACACTTTTTTGACTGTTTCGTTGCCAAAAATCTTGTTTACAATATCTAGTGCAGTGTTTAGAACAGCGAAGAAGTTATTGATTGCTCCAGAGCCAGTGAGATTTCTGGTGAGCTCTGCAAACTTGACAACAAAGTCTCCAAGAGCTGGAGCAGCGTTGTTTAGGTCAGCACCAACCTCTCCAAAGATGTCTACTGCTTCGCTAAGTTTGCCAACAAAGGTACCTACACCCTCGTCGTCACCAAGTTTGAGAATCTCGGCAACAATGTTTACAATTAGGTCTAGAACTTTGGTGGCATTTTCTGTAGCATCAAAGAAGTACTGAGCAAGGCTTCCGTCTTTGAGACCAGCTTCAGTAAACTCTCTAAACTTTTCAGCACCCTTTTCGAAATAGCCAAGTAGAAGCTCGAAAGCACTTACACCATCCTCAACAGGAGTTGTAATAGCCTTTCCGATGTTCTTAAATCCTTCGATGTAGTCCCTAAAGAGTCCACCGATTCGACTTGCCACTTCTCCAGACTTTTCAAATGTTGAACGAAGACCTTCGAAGTTCTTTTCGGCATCGGAGGCCCAAGTTCCAGTAAGTCGTTCGACCCACTCACCAAACTGTTTGATGACTGGCTCGGCTGCGTCAAGAAGAATGAGAAATAGCGTGTAAAGATTTCCTGCCGCTTTGCCTAGATTCTTTAGAAGACCGTCGTTTG